TGGCCTGTAGGTAGTTTAATAATATTTCCCTGTACAGTGCAGTTTTGTAGTACTTCTTCTTTTGTCATAAAATCAGTTATTTTGTTTTTTATATTATTGGATAAAATCGGTTTCAAAAAGGCCCTTCTATAACCTCACCTCTTTCATATCTGGCAACCCTTGTTCTATAATCGTAGTAGAAATATTTTTTAACGTTGTCGCCCTTTTGCATCACATTTATATTATCGATATGATAGCCTATGTCATTGTGAATCCGGTCAATCGTAAAAGACGAGGAAGACCTGCCTGCGAAACCTATGTATTTCACTTTCCTGCACCAATCCCGAAATTGTTCAATCGTAATTGTAAAAACAATGTTCCTTCTTTTTGCACTTGCTTTTAAATTGTAAAAAGCATATCTAACAGGGTCGTTTGCGCGGCACTTTTGACTACGATGTGTTGAACACATTTTGCCTTTAGTTTTTTTATTACAAAACTTAACCTGGCAGCGTCCCTTAACAGGATTCTTTTTTAATTCAATTTTCATTTTACTTTTCTTTCAATGCATTTCAGATCAATAACCCTATCTTTTAAATACATATCGTCAATGTAGAAAGTGCGCATGTTCTCAAATGTTTTATCGACAAAAAGTCGAAGGTTTTTTATGCCGCTTACATACACATTTGGTAATTGCCGATCTTTAAAAAACTTCCCAAGCCTGGCAGCTTCATCAATTATTTCCTGCCTGTTTTTGAAAGGGAATAATGATTCAGTTCTTTCCGGTTCTGCGCTCCTCAAATCCTCATCACTTATCTCGTCAATGATCACAATATCCTGGTCAATTACAGCCACCTCTTTTGGCTGCAAAACGATTTTATTGAGTTTGGATAGGGAGAGCATTTTTTATTGAGTTATAAACATTTCGTAAACTTGTTGTGTATTATAAACGTTGTTGTTATTTTGCGGCGCTATCCATCTACCATAATAGTCATACTCTTGGTAGCCTTCTTTATTTAACCATTCTGCAAATTCATTAGCTTTCTGATTCGCGTATTCATCCATCGCACTTAATAAAATTGGATCGACCACCTCACTTTCAGATGATTGCCTTTCTTCTATTTTGGCATACGCCTTTTTTAGTATTTCTTCTTTACTTAACATTTCAATAAAATTTCAGTTTTTACTTTATCGGTTTTAATTCCAAAATCTTTTTTGAACCAGCGCAGCGTATAATCCTGCTTATTAATCACTCTTTCATATATTTTTTCTTCGATTCCTCTTTCAGAAAAAACCCAATACAGCATACATTCCTCCTCTCTGTCTTTTGACTGTATGCGGGCCTTTGCCTGTTGGTAGCTTACAGAAGAAAAGTCAATGTTGTACATCACAAGTGCGTCGGCTGTAGAAAGGTTGATGCCCTCTCTGCCGCTTTGTACCTGGGAACAAAAAACCTTGTGTTTTGATTCATTAAATTCCTCTGGCGAAAGTGTTATTTGTTCACCAAAAACTTTTAAGAGCGCCGTAAACTCCGCTTTGAATTTGTAGAAGATGGCAATCTTTTTCCCTTTGAAATAAGTCTTTATGAAGTCAGCTTTATAAGTGTCAAAAATTATTGGTGTGCAACTTTCTGTAATTACCGTTCCGGAATAGATTTGATGCAGCTTTTGCATGAGCTTCAATTCTGTATCTGCAATTATTTCCTGTCCATCTTTGCCAATATGGACCCGCGTTTTTTTTATTTTATCTGCAAGGGCATAGGTGCTGTTTTTCATTTCAACTTTTAAGACCTGCTCTTTTACAGCCTGCGTAAATCCTGCATCCTTTTGAGTGTAAGACAGAAATAGGTGTTTTATTTTCTCATTGATCATTTGCTCATTTGCGTGGCTGTAATCATTCAACTGCCGATTAAAAACAAACTTTGTTTTCTTATGCACATAGCCAGCATTTGCCCACGAATAAAAGTTTTTGTGATCTGCGAAAGGAGAGAAAGAAGAGATATGCAGTTGATGAAAAATTTGAGAAAAAGATTCGGGCGTAGGTGTTCCGGAAAGAAATATCACAGGTAGTCCTTGCGCAATATTTTTTAATAATTTTGTTCTTTCTGCAATCACAGGAAATTGTCCTAAACAATGCGCTTCGTCACAAATTATCAAATCAAAATTTTCTTCCTGAAAGTTTTGCAGTTGCTCATAGTTAGTAACCACTATTTGAAAAGAAGGTTTAAAATCCTGGTAGTCATTCTTAATTGATCTGATTGCTTTTTTCTTTGTAAGAAAAATTACTTTTTTTGCGCCATAAAGTTGTGCTGCATGAAAAGAGGTGAGGGTTTTACCGCATCTTACCTCCATTGATAAATAAGCAATTCCATATTTATTTAAAAGTATAGCAGCAGAAACCCCTATGCTTGCTTGATAATCTCTTAGTGTCATGCTATAATGTATTGTGTATTATTTTTATTCTGGCCTGAAAGCATTGCAGATAAAGTTTTCATTTTAAGTCCGCTACTTTTAGCAGCCTCGGTTATAGAATTATAATAAATGCCTGTATTTAAATCAAGTACATATTTTGTGGCGGGCGGACGTTTTCGCCCATGAGTATAAGTGTATTTTTCATTCTCGGATCGGGTAAGCCATTCTAAATTTGTGTACAGGTTGTTTGTTCTGTTGAAGTCTTTATGGTTTACTTCCCTGTTTGAACTAAAGCCGTTACAAAACATTTTTGCAACAAGAACATGCACCTGGAACCTTTTTTGGACATTATTCTTAGAAAGCGTAACACGTAGATAGCCCTTATTTAATTCCTGTTTGAGGTGCCTTTTTTTATTGTATTTAAGACTTTTTACAATTCCTGTATTACTTATTTCGTATTGATTATATCCAGGTATTTGTTTCCAGGTTTCTATAATTTGCATGTTTCTTGGTTTAAAGATTAAAAAGGCATTTCATCTACTTCGTCAGCTTCACCAGCCATTGCAGGTTCAGGGGTAGCTGTTTTTGAAAGTTTTGGTACAATGTCAGTCATCACCATTTTTTCAAGAAAGTCCATGATGTTTGAATCGTCGTACTGCATTTTACCTTTTACCTTGATTTGTTGCAATTCAGGCAAACCTTGAGGATTTTCTTTTGTGTAAAACCTTTTAAGAGAATGCCCATCCTGGTTGACGAATAATGTTGTTTTTTTCTTATCTCCTTCAACAGATAATTTTGGGATTAGCTGAATTTCTTTTGAAAGATCAACATTTGGCAATGTTTTTAAAAAGGCGGCGGCGTATCCTCCGGAATAGTTCATTTGCAGAATAGCCTTTCCGTTTTCATCCTCTAATGTGACGTTCCAAAATTTGCCATATTCCGGATGCGTAGTCACTTTAATATCTACAAGTTTACCCTGCCATCCTTTGTAGATTTCTTCATTAATAATCCTGCCGTCTTTTAATTTCCTTTCCATTGAAATGTCAGTAGGTTGTTGAACCCTGCGGGAAATTTTACCGTTGCTAATGTTTAAGTAAATAGCATTACTTTCATTGATTGCTCCCATGATTGTTTTAATTTATAATTGTTAAAAAAAGATTTATGTCTTGATGTAGATGTCTGTGTAGTGTTTGCACTTTATATCCATTCTTTTTTGCAGCATCTCTTATTGTTGGATATACTTCGCCCGTAATTTTATTAAGAACTTGTTTGCTGTTATAATGATTTGCACCAGAAGTTTTTTCAGATACTGCTTTTTTGTTTTTGTCCGAAACTTTTGATAGTCCTGTTTTGTAGGCATGTAAGCTGTTTTCAGAATAGGTTGCCCATTCAAGATTTTCTATTCTAAAATCTGTTTTTATACCGTTTTTATGATTAACGGTTTTTTTGTTTTCAGGATTTTTTAAAAAGTGAATAGCAAGAAGCCTGTGAATATTAAAACTTTTTTTATGTCCTTTTTTAGACAAGTGAATTGATGGGTAAGGAGTGGCATAATTTATTTTTACAAGCCGACCTCTTTTTAGGCTTTGAACTCTGCCAAAGGTGTCTATTGAATAAATGTTTTCAAATCCACTAATATTTTTTTCTAATGCCATAAAATTATTATTGGGTGACAGTGACTAATTGAGGTTTTGTAATGAGGTTGTAAATCTGCCTGGTTAAATCAATGTCGTATTGGGCTTCATGCAACCTGGTTTCATCTATTTCGATCCCTAAATGTTTGGCTACTGTTTTAAGTTTAAAATCTGTCATTGTATGCCGGTCCTGGATAAGGTGCTGTGATGCTAATACAAATACATCAATAGGACTGCTCCAGAACCATGAGCCGAAATAGTTATCATTGTTTTGAACGAAGAAGGCGCGGAAAAAAGGGTTATCAAATGAAGCGTTATTATAGCCTACAAGGAAAAACTTATCTGATTTATCGTACCTGTCAACATATTTGGAAAGCAGATTAATTATTTGACAATAAACCTTTTCAAAATCTTCATACCCTTCTAAATCATTTCGTGAAATACCGGCTACAGCTAATGCTTCATCTTCAATTAATGCCTGTTTAAATGGCTTTACGTTGAAATTAAAACGCTCTTTTATTTCTCCGTTTATTTCGACTGCACCACTTATTTGATGAATTCCGTTTTTCCAATATTTCACTCCTGTTGTTTCAAGGTCAAAAAAGAATAGTTTCATTTTTCGGTATATTATTGAGTGACTAATTTGTGTTTCAGTTGATAAGATAATTGTCGTGGCATAGAGCCTTCGTTTTCCGCAAGCCAAAGTTTTTGAGTTGCAAGAAAAAGCTGCCACTCTTTATCCAGGTTATCTTTAATAATTAACTGCCAGCCTTTGCCCTGGAATGTTCCAGCTTTGCCGTCAGTTTTTGTTTTTGCGTTAAGCCAAAGGATTGCTGTTTTCTCAATTGGGTTATAGCCATATTCTTCGGTCAAAAGTTTTTCATACGCTGCCAGTTGAAGCCAGTATGATGGCCATATTGAGCCGCTTGTTTTGATATCGATCAAATATTTTTCACCATTCATTTCTATTACCCTGTCAAGCGTTCCTGCGAAGCCTAATTTTGCAGAAGCAAGCGATAGTTCTGAATGAATAACCTCAAAAGGAAACCTTTCTCTGAATTCGATGTAGCGCTCGAACATAGCCCATTCACTCATTTTAAAGTTTACGTTCTCATCACCATAAAGGCATATTTCTTCGCCGGCATCATAGCGCTCTGTAAGGTTATGAACGATGGAGCCGCGGTTGCCTGCTTCATCTCTTATGGTGTCCGAATCTTCACCGTTTTTCTTTAGCCATTCATAGAAAGCGGCCCCCTTCGGATAACAATCCAATATACTAGTGACGCTCGGAACCGGCACGCCAGCATTATCAAAATAAAACCTGTTATCCAGGAATGTTATCCGATTTTGAGAAAGATCTATTTTGAAGTTTTTAGATCCGATTTTTGTAATTAATTCCATTTTGTATCTTTGTTTTTTTTAGGTTCTTTAATTGCCATGTAACAGCATGGCTTTTATTTTTAAAATGGTAGATCAGTTACTGGCATTGCGCCGCCAAACTTATTGTCCGCTGTTTCTTCTAAGTCCTCTAATTCTCTTTGTTTGCGGCGTATTTCAAGTGATAGCTGGCTTTTGGTATTTTGAATGAATATCTGCCTGGCTTTTTTTGTAAGCGTATCAAGTGAGGCCTTTACGTCTGCCCATCTACCAATAAGATATTTTTCAGCATAAGCCTTTTTCCAGTAATCTGTTTCCCTTTCGGCTCTTTCTCCAAAATGATAACCAACGCACACCGGGTCTTTGTCTACTTCGTTGTACCAGATTTCAACTTCATTGAAGTAATTTTCTTTCTTGCTGAGTTTCAGGAGGTCTAAAATTTCAACAGGAATGGGCGACTTATCATATTTTTCAACAGGAACCTTCATAGGGCAAAGGGTTTCAAAAGTTGCGATTAAAGCGCTATTCATCCACAAGAAAGGGATAGGGCTTTTTTCGTCTTTAATAACTGTTTTTTGGCCTTGTAATCCTAAAGCCTCTACTGATTCATTCCAACTTTGTAAAGCATCGTTATCGTGGATAAGATTGCTTGTTTCCTCAACAATAAAAGTTTCTACTGTTGTTTGCATTGATTGATTGTTGTTTTCTAACATGATTTTTATTTTTTTATTTTATACTCATTACCCTTACCAGTGCTACTCTTTTTTTCGGAGTTAAAAGCTGTTCGTAAACAGAAGGTTTTGGTTTTGGGCGGAAGATTTTTAGTTTCATAGACCTTTCTTATTAATTTTAGAACGCAAAGAATTGAGGTCAACCATTAATGCCAATGATGTTGATTTTGGTAAGTAGGGGATTGCCTCTGGAAGATTTTTTTCTATTTGCGCAAATGTTTTTAAACCGTATAAAGCAGTTTGAATTTCATGTTTCAACTCGTCTAATTCTTTGGAAGCGTCAAGGAATTTGTTTTGAAGTTTTTTCGCTTTATCCGCGTACTTTTCAATATTAAGCACGGCGTTGTATGATTCATTGCTTACTGTTCTTTCTGTTGGGGTTACTGATTCCCATTGAAAGCCATGCCCTGAAAAAGTAATACTGCTATTTATTCTAAAATATTGCGGGTATTTTTCAAACGCCTCCTTTATTTCGGCAGGGATTTGTTTATTGTAGCAGTCGGTAATATATTGCCTGTATTCGAGTTTTAGTTTTGCAACTAATTCTGATTTCTTTTCTGTTAATTTTAGCGCGATTTTTTCGGCTGTTGCTTTTGAAATTTGCATAGTTTTTTTATTTTTTTTATCCTGATTCTATTTTTAATTATTGTGTTAGTGTATGGCAAAGACTTTCACTTTACTTTTAATGATGGCTTGCAAGGCAGGTTTTAATTTCTATTATCCCACCGAGCCACATACACAAAAACACAATTATTTCAATGATCTTTATTTTTAAAAAAGTATTAAACCTGATTAGTTAAAAGACATTGTAACAACTACTTCTTGTTTTACTATGAAGTGACGCTTCATAAACTATCTCAGGTTTAATTATTTAAAGAACTTATTCTGATTCTATTTTACTCAAACATTCATTTATTAACCTATCCTTAATGCCTCTCCTATAAATTACCCACGAACCGCCTCCGAATATTATTAAAATAGTTCCCGCGATTAAGTACCACATAAGAGTTAGTTTTTTACCGTTGACCCATAATATTTTATGTTATCAATCATCCATTCGTACCCGCAAAATCCAGCACTTTCTTTTCGTCTTTTTTTTGCTTCGGTTGCGTCGATTATTTCTACAGTTACATTTGCGCCCCATCCATCATTCCATGAGTGATGCCAGCTATCCCTACCTTTTTCTAAAAGGTCTTTGAAGTGTTCTTGCTTTTTAATCCATGTTTTGGAAATGTTTTGGACCCTGTAATATTTTTTATTTGCTCCAGACCATTTGCCATTCCATGAACCAACGTTTGGCATTGTTAATTGAAATGATACTAACATTTTTTACTTTTTTAATTTATTAATCTATCAATAGTTATTTCATCTTCTTTCAATTCTTTTTTCGCAGTTAAAGCCAGTACTACAGCTATCACGTATGATATTATGCAGCCGGAAGAGAGAATTATTATTGTTGTTTTCATTGAGTAGTTGTATTTCGTTTTTTAGAAATTTTTCGTGTGGTTCAGAGGTCGGTTTTTCAAGTAGTTTGGAATAATGTTCAACCTGAAATTTTTTAAGGTCGTTGGGTGTGATTACGTGCATTATTTTAGTAATTCAGGATTTTGATAAATGTTGCCGATGATTTCACTCATTCTAAATTTGTATGGAGTGGCTTTAACTATAGCTTTACCGTTTCTCATTCTCCATCCGCAAAGGCTTTGCCCTGACGCAAATTCTACAGCATTGTTAAAAACTTTTTTGTCATGCTTTGGATGTTGTGATTCGTAAGCAAGAATGTCACCTTCATAAATTTCTTTATCTGCTTTATCGAGAAGTCCTGTGAATTGCATTACCTCATATTCGTTGTTAGGGTGAATTGTGTGGTCAAAGAATTGGCCTAAGCCGCTAATTCCTTGATAAACCATTACCTTATTTTTCATATCCCATGCTCTGAATTTTATTTCTCTCATGCTATTGTTTTTTGAATTGAATTTTAAAGATTGCAACAGTTTTTAATCCGAAAGTGTTTGCTGTAAATTTTAAAGAGTCCGCTAAAAAACTTATTTTATGAATGTTTGTATGGTTACACCCTTTCGTTATCAAAGTATTATACTGCTCAATAAAATGTGTTGGTTTAAAATTTTTCATTGTCTTGAAAGTGTTGGAATATTATTTAATTCTTGTTCGAGTTCTTTTAATCGTGCCTGTTTTTCATCATATTGAGCACGAAGTTTTTCTACTGTGAACTGAATCCTGTTTGCTTCGTGATTGTGATAATTAAAATCTTTAGCAAGCCTTTCCATCGTTTCCTTTTCGAATTTGATGGCCTTTTGTAGGGTTATATAGCGGTCGGTTAAGTTGCTCATTTGTTAAGTGTTTATGTTAATTTATTTGCGGCTTCAATAGCACTAAGCAATGTGTTGTATTTTCCAATTACCATTGGTTCCCCGCCGCCAAATGGTATTTCATAAAGTGAAATATCATCCCCGATTATTTCTATGTACCATCCATCTTCAATGTATCTGGCGGACTGAATTGTAATTACCCCTTCTTTCATTAACACCACGCCTATTTTGTTTATTCCGCTCATTTTGTCTTTATTTTGATTGTACCATTTTATAAATTCAACTACTGCAAGCCAAACGATTTTAATATCAACATAAACAAGAAGCCCGTTTTTCAAATTTCCCATATCGTATGACATATTGAGTTTAGGAAACACTATTGCTATTTTTTTAACCACTGGCATTAATTCGCCCCAAATAGCATCATAGCTTAAAACAAATTTTGTGGATTCGCCATTTATAAAAGCGCCAGTTTTATTATATTCTTCATAACCCATAAATTCTGCTATCAGTTTATTACCTTCAATTGTTTCTTCGTTGCTCATTTTTGTTTGCTTTAGGGATTACTTATTTGGTTTTTCATTTTCAGTATTGGACATTCTGCCAGTGATCTTCAAACTCGCGTTGTTCTTCTGAATCATCGTAATCATCTTCATCCGTGGATTCAAAATCTTCCGGTATTACTTCATCTATATGGTCTTTGATTTCATCAAGTGTATCAAATAATTCATCATCACAAGCCCAGGCATAAAAGCCATCTATTTCGTGGATTTCCCAGCCTTTGTAAATTGTTACGGGATTTTGTATTAACTTTGTGTCCATTCTATTACTTTTTAAGTTTTATTAATTGGCCTGTTTGCGCAGGCTTTTTATTTATTCAGTCGCTGTATTAATGTTATCAATAGCTTCTTCTAATTGGCTAAAAGCATCGTCTAACACAGAGGCGGTTTCTTCAAATTTTTGCCCTCTTTCAGTTTGTTGCAAGCCTTCTGATAGATTATCAAATTTTTCCTGTTCTTCGTCTTTAATTTGTTCGATAATCCCTTTTGCATCTTCAATAAATGCAATAGCTTTTTCGAGTTCTTTTCTGTTTGCGTTATTCATTTTAAGTTTATTAATTAGATTGTTGACGCAGGCTTTTTTATTATTTTTTAATCTTTGGCGGTAACGTTCTATAAACTTTTCAGCCCTCTTTTTATCCATTTCTTTTAATTTTAGAAGAACCGGACTTTCAAAAACCTCTGATATGTTTCTTACGATTGCCATTTTTATTTTTCTACCTCTTGCATTATTGGCTCAACTGTATTATTATTGTCATCCGAAATTGTTCTGATTAAATTAATTCTTGCTTGCACGGTCTTGTTTAGGAACTCTAAAAGAGTAGTTGCTGTGTCAATTTTTACAATATCCCCTGTTAAATACTTGTCAAGTGTTGGCCGCGAAATACCCACGCTTTCCATCGCTTGAATTTTTTCATCCGCTGTTATCCCTTTAGAAAGATCAATTAGTTTTTCAGCTAATAACTCTTTTACGTTTTCCATTTATTTTGTTTGCTATTGTTTGACAAAAGTAAACTTTAATTTGATATAAACAAACTTTTTTGCAAACTTTTTTAAACTTTTTTTAATTTATTTTTAATTAAATTATAAGCAATTGAAACGTAACGAATTAACCAAACCAGAGAATAAAAAGCAACAGGAAAATAATACAAAGAAGTTTATAGAATCTGTTGGAATACTGAAAAAAACAGGGGTTGTGAAGTTTGATAAAGAAATAATAGAGGCATTAGATTGGAATAAAGCAACCTTTAGTAGTGTTATAAACGGCAATAAGTTGATCCCATTTTATTACTATCAAAAGTTTAATAAAGTTTACGGAATAGAGGTAAACAATAGCGAACTGTTTGAAACCGCAACCCTTCTAAAGATAGATGCCAAATGCGATGTTTTAATATCGGCAATGGCTGAAATCCTGGCACATCAGAGAGGACACACGGTAGATAAAATGAAGGGCGATCTTATATTTTCGGTAAATGAATTAATAAAAGAGAGGTCAACGGAATAATAATTTTCTTGATTTTCTTAATCTTCTTTTTTGTAGTTTTTTTCCTCATGGCATTTTGTTAAATTAGTTAGCAAAGTACTAAAACAGTTAGTAATTAAAAAATAAAAAAGACGTGGGACATTTTTAAGTGCGGCTAAAGGGGCACTGGTATGCCACAATCCAACAAATAAAAAGCCCACGCCTGTTACGTGAACGCTTTTTCTTTTTTGGATTGTCTCAAAAATTACCAGTTTTCTTTAGCCAAAAAGTCAAACGACGCGGTGAAACTAAAAAATAAAAACGAAATAAAATCACATCAATTATCAACAGTAAAAACACTTCGTATAAAATGAATCCGCATTAAAACGATCAGAGAGTGCAGTTAGTTATATGGCTTTTTAAAGCGCCGGCATTAATCATGAATTGGATAATAATTCGTTCCAGAAGTCGGTCAAAAAAGTGTCAGCAATTGACAGCGACGAATAAAAACGCGCCAAATAATAATTAATAATCAAACAGTTATAAAATGAGCAAGGGAATTAATGGAGTTCGAATCTCCTCTTCCGCACGAACGAAACCCGTACCCATTGCGGGTTTTATAGTTTCAAATAAAAACAGTGTCAGTTCCGTGTCAAGAATATTCCATTATAGAAAACCGGTTATAGTGAAGTCCAAAACCGGTTGGTACATCAAATATTATTACCGAATCCCGGCCAATATACGCATGGATTACGATAATAAAGAATGGTATCGTTTTAGAGTTAAAGAGGATATTAACAGGCGAAGCGGTAAAGAGCGCGAACAGTATGCAGAATGGCTGCGCACCTCAATTGAAGAAAGTTTGAAAAACGGATATAATCCTTTTATCCCAGAAATGAAACTTATCGAACAAGAAGAAAATGTAGACGAAGAAAAAAAAGAATTGGGCGCAAAAGATGCGATGTTATTATTTTTGGAAGTATGGGAAAAACGGGGCCTTGAACCGGCCTCTATGGCAAAGTATAAAAGAACTGCTAACAGGTTGATTGAATGGTTTGAAAAAAAGAGCATTCCTTATCGTAATATTCAGGAAATAACACAAGATAATATTGAGCAGTTTTTAAACGAACTGAAAAGAGAAAAAAAATTCAGCAACCGGGAATATAATAACACGTACGATTTTACACGAACTATTTTTAATTTTCTTTTAAAGAAAAAATACATTTCAGAAAGCCCCTGCGCAGGAATTGATAAAATGAAATCCGCCTCAAAAAAGCATAGATTCTTTGATGAAAAAAATTTGAAAGCGATTAAAAAAGCAATGACCATAGACCCGTATTTAGACTTTGCCTGCGATACAGTTTATTATTTATGTATCAGATCGGAAAAAGAATTAATGAATTTAAAAGTTGGAAATATTTTATGGTCGCAAAATAAAATCCTGGCTGAGATTACAAAAGGAAAATCAGAAAGATATATTCCTATGGATGAAAATATAAAGGCGCTTTTTATAAAAAATAAAATTGATCAATTCTCTTCTGATTATTATGTTTTTGGAATTGATGGCAAGCCTTCAAAAAAACCATTTGGAAAGGGGTTTTTCTCTAAGAGATTCAGAAAAATAAGAGACGCCGCGGGCCTTGATCCTAATTTTACGATTTACGGATTTAAACATACAAGGGTTATACATTTAAAACAGGATGGCGCGCCCGATTCTGATATTATGAGTTTAACAGGCCATAAAGATTTTGCCGCTTATGCGAAGTATTTACGAGATTTGGGAATGGATGCAGATGCTGCAAAAATTAATAAATTAAGTAGAAAAATTTAATTGTATTATGCCCCACTACCGCCTTACGATAAAACTTGAAAATAAAGATGTAAAAGAGTACATCATAGAAGATCCGCGGAAGGAAATAGACTTTGTTTACCAGGATTACCGCAAAAGGGTTCATCAAAAAAACGGAGCAGGAAGAGTGATTTATTTTGATTTGGTAATGATAGCCGAAGAAAGTTTGAATCACTTGGAAGACCGGAAAGAAGTGTTTAATGAACAAAATAATTTCCGGGTTCCTGAAATTCAAGCTCCCAAAAAATTTAAAAGGGAGCCGGCAAAATTGATGACACTTGGTGAAAGGGCGAAACTTAAGAAATAGAATTCCTTTGCCGGTTGCCCGGCGTTGGTGCGATTAAAAATTTACCTAATAAACTCTATTCCGGTTGTAACGCGAAAAGGGAAATGTCTGTCATATCTATTTTCTGATACAAGCAATTCAGAAAATTGGCCTGTTTGAGCCTTTTCTAATGCTTCTTTTTTATTCTTAGCTAGAACAAAACCTACTTCTAAATATTCTGCTGGTTTAAATTTTTTACCTGCGTTCATGTTTGCTGAAATCAAATACTTTTTCATTGTAATAATTTTTAAGGTTAAATAATTCCTTAATGGTTCGATTAAAATATTTTTTCATAGTGATTATCTCTTAGCCAGTCGCCCATTTCTCGCATGTATCTTGCCAACTTCATGAAATTATCAGGATTGAAATCTTCAAGCGTTGTCACCTTTTGTGTTTCATTGAATTTGTGATTTTCAAAAACACAAACGATTTTATTTTCTTGATCTGTGCAAACCCAGTGATTTAATTTTTCGGAAGGCTGCAAAATGTATCTTTCAGGCATAAATATAATTTAAAAAGTGGCCCGTGTCGTGAGCCATTCGCCTGGGAAATCTTCTCAGGGGAAACCCAAGATATTAAATACCGTTTTCAACACGAGCCATGGCTTTTTCAAGCCATTGTTCTGCCGCATTTGCGTTTACATACGAAGTGTATTCGCAATCTGAACCTTCACATTTACGCCATGCTGCGATAACTTCTTCGGCGCATTTTTTAGTAAAAAAACTTGATGTAGTGTTTCTGATTTCAGAGGCTTTTGCAGCAAAACCGTGTGCTAATTCAAGATACTTGGCTGATTTGTTTTCTGTTTTTGTCGCTGCTAAAATTGATACTTGTGACATTTTGAGAAGATTTTTTATAGTTTATAAATGTAATTAAAATTCTTATAAATACACTTCACGCCAATTATCTGAAATGTAAAAGAACGCTTTGATTGATTTGATTAAATTTTTCATTGTAGTATGTTTTAATTGTTATTTATTATAATTGTATGAATTCACTCATTATTATTTTGCCATTTGGCTCGCCATTAAATTTTGGCCTTTGATAAGCAATAGATGAATTGCCTATAAAAAATTGAGTAGCTGTTCTTTTTTTGCCGTTTTCAATCGCAGCTTTTTCAAAAAGATTTACAAGCCAGTTAGCAGCATTTTCATATTTAAGAACAATAGAATCGTAGCGATACTTTATATTGCCATCAAGACTAATTGATTCAGTACCTTTTGTTATTTCTGAATTTTTCTTTAGTGTCTCAATTAATTTTTGTGTATGTGTCATGTTGTTTGCTTTTGTTATACAAATGTATATCAAAATAATATACAAACAAAATTTATTTTCATCTTTTTAAAACTTTAACATTTGTATATTCAAATAATATACATTAATTTCGCGCCATGGCTATAGTAAAAAAAGGAAAGTATATAAGAATGTCGCCAGACACTGACAGCCTTCTAAAAAGATTGTGCGAGAAATTAAATGATTCTGAAAGCAATATTATCAGAAAAGCCATCGAAGATTTAGCCAAAAAAATAAAGCCCGCATAAATTGCAGGCCTTCACCGCCGGGTTCCCGATTCACTCAATAAATTTAAACAGGTTTAAAAATTTAGTTTAAAAATTTAAGTAAAAACGGCGGCAAAAAATTACCAGCCAGATGCGTCTTTCATAAGTTACAATTTTTTACGAATTTTTTTTACAACTTTTAGGCAGTTATTATATTTCTTGCCTCAGCATCGTAAAGAGGTAAGCCAAATTCTTTACAAAGAAGATTATAATAATGCACCCTGTCTGCCCAATTATTTGGAACTCCTTCTTTATTTTTCCCGTTTATTCTCACAGAGATTGTAAAGAAAAATTGTTTGTCTGCCTGTTCATTTAACCCTCTATCTTGCCAGAACCATAGAGCCGAAAGCATCGCATATTGAGGCGTAGAAAGTAAATCAGGATTAGTAAGTAAAGTTTGATCGCCAAATAAAGCCTTGGAACACGCAGCATAATTATTACGACCTGTGATTTGAATATAGCCCCTTCCTTTGAATTTAACTCCATCGCCTTTATACGTATTACCTAAATCTGTGCGGCCTTCGTATGCGCTTCCAGACGCGAATTCTCGTGTAGCTGTAAAGGATGCACTTTCTACAATAGTTTGAGAAACAAAAGCAGCCACCCTTTTGGGAGTTGTGATCTCAAATTGACAAGAATATTTATTGAACCAATCCGGAACAATTTCTGCGACTTTTTTTGAGTTGGGCGCTATTTTAATTAAAAGATTGGACGTTATCATGCTGCATTTTAAATTTGAAATAACTGATTACTTTTTTAAATTCTGCCTTTCGGATTACAAGTCGGATAGTGGATATTGGTTTTTCTTTTTTCATATCAGTTTAGAATTTCCAGTTTTCTATCCTTAATAGCTTCATACAACTGTATTAAACCAATAGAGCCATAGGGTTCAGGAATTGAGCTAATGAACTCTTGGACAGTCGCCACCTTTTGTAAGGCGAAGAAATAAACTTCTTTTTCTTTTTTCATGCGTAATAAAAATTATAAACCTCACCAAGTTTCATTTTGCGACGTTTTTTATTCAACATTCTTTTGATCTTTTTGCGTGCCTTGTGGCGCTTATTTTTTACTCCTTTACATTGCGAGCAAGTGCACACAAATACTTTTACCTGATACATTTTTATTTTAAATAAAATTTCAAACGAAAATCAATTTTTTTATAAAAAGCCTCACTTTTTTAAAAAGCAGTGGCGCCGGAATTAGCAACAATAACCACCATAAATTGAACCCGACTTTAAATTTTTGTTTGCTTACAGTCTTTTCATCTTTTTTTACCTCAACTTGTTTAACTTCCTGTTGAGAGGACGTGTCTTTTTTCTGCAGATGAACATCTTGCTGTTTGTTTTTCGTTCCGGTTTCCTTAATATTAATGTGAGGAACAAAAACAATTTTTTTCCCTTTGCTGCTTTTAATCACTATGAAAGAATCGGCAATCATTACAGAAGAATCCACTTCAACAGGCGTATAGGTAATGTTCGTTTCTTTGATACTTGTGGCGCTCTTTAGAATTGTACTGATACTATCAGTTGACACTGATTTATTACCTGTGTTGCTTTCGGAAACTGTGCTATCGGAGTGAACCTTACTGATATTCACCGCCTTTTTTGAGGTAGTGCATGAAGCAAGAATCAGAACTACTACAGTGCCGATACATAAAAAGAGCAACCATTTTTTATAGTCTATCATATTTCCTTTATTTTATCCATACTCATGCTGAAATAACTCTGGCTAATTTTTTTCAGTTGTTCATTTGTGAATCCCTTTGCCAGCATTTCATCCCAGCTTAAATAACCAGAATGAGATGGAGCACCACAATTTTTGCATTGATAATCAATTTTAAAATCTTCGTCATACTGCATAAATGTTCGTACACTAACAATTTCGTTTTCGTGTTCGCCGTTAACGGTGTACTTGTGCCAAAGGAATTTTTTGTGCTTAATATTTTTTAAACATTTCATGACTGCATTTTTTTACGCTGAGAAGCGAGTAAATCAAAGATGTCGTCACTCCAACTCATGAGCAATACAATAATTCTATCGAGAGCCACGGAAACTACTATCCCTACCCCAATCATGAGCGGCACATAAGACAGATCGAGCACCCGAAAGAGAATAAACATCACAACAAGGGTGATTAAAGCTCTCTTCATGTTATCCCAAATAAGGAATAACCAGGAAAACTTTAAAGGCGTACTTGGGCTTAATTTGTCACGACTTCGGGAACTCTGGTAGAGTGAAAGCAGTATCCCGAGCGCCGCAAAAAAGAACCCAGCGAGATAATAACTTAACTGCTTCCCGCCTGCTATGATTGTGAAGGTGTCATGAATAGATTTGAAGATTGCTTCTTTCATTGAATTGCTTTTTTAATTAGCGCATAAGCGAAGGTTGCAGCACAAAGGGCAAAGAAGATCCCACCAGTTACGTGGTGTCCATAAGACCAAAAAAGGCCACCTGCGAACACTTCTACAAAAATTGATTTGATTAAATACCAGTTAATTGTTTTCATGATTTTTTTATTTAAAGATGTGAGTTAAAACAAATGTTGCGACAACCCCGGCAACAGCCCATAAGATGTTGATATAAACGTGTTTTCTTGTTTCGTTTTTTTCTACTTTTTCTATCCGTTCTTTCAGTCGGGATATTTGTCTTTGTTGCCCTGCAATGTCAGCCACCAATCCACCGTCTTTGGCAATTTCATTACCTACGAGAGCGGCGTAAACCATTTCCAATTTCATTCCGAAAGCCGAAAGGTTGTTTTTAATAGCAGTAATGTCTTGATCTAAATTCTCTCCCATTTTAGTATGTAAATTTTAATACGATTGCACCAATTAAAAATCCGGCATAAGCAAGCCACTTAACGCCTGTTATTAACTTGTCCGTTGTTGAAGTAGACCCGCGATAATTCCACGCCACGTTTAAGGCGACTACATTAATTAGAATATCCCAAAGAGGCATATCTATTGCCCCGGCAAGTAACATATCTTTCCATGTGAAGGCAACAAACTGTGATGCCACAAAAGCCCCGGCCAGCATTAAGCGCATAGCCAGCCCGTACTTATGCCATTCACTTTTTGAATGCGCAAATCCAGCCTTTTCATCCTCAAACTGGTATTTTGTATAAAAGGCAAAAATTGCAGTGAAAAGAAAATTGTAGAGATAAAATATGATAGTCATGGTTTCTTTTTTGAGGGTGATAATTATTTTTTAAACCATTTTTGAAATAACCTGTTAACCCATCCCTCCTGCCGCCAGAAATGAATCCCTAAAAGGATTACTATATAAGCTACAATAGTCCATGCAACACCCACCTGAATCTTAAAGAAAGTGTGATTGTCAATGTATTCAGCAGTTGCGAATAATATTGCTGCGATAAAAGCGGGTACTACGACCAAATAAATAAATTGTTTCATTGTTTTTGTTTTTTAGACTGTTTAATAAATGATATAATAAAGAAGGCTATAAAGCCAAATAATATGGAGAATGTGATTAATGTCATTGCACAAATATTTTCTGCGTTTGATTAAAAATTTCGTTCGAAAAATTCAGCATATAAACACCTTGCGAGGGTTTTTTAAACTGCACATAATTATCGCCGTCTAAAAGAAAAATACTTTTCTCTTCCAGTTTTCTTCCTTGCACATCGTACAAATAAACGTTCATGTTTTGCGGTCTATCACTGGTGATCTTCACCTTTAAACCACTTGTCACCGCGATAGAAAATTGTCTCTTTTTTGGGATGTGCTTTGTATGTGTCGGAACCGATAGAACAGTTGAGACTGTTACCGTAACGTCTGCCGTCGCTGTTTGGCCGTTACTTGTTGCGGTGCATTCGAAAATATAAATTCCGGTTGCAAGATTTGTAATATCAGTGATCGCTGAATCCGGCGAAACTATTGTAGCACTTCCACCGCTTTTTTCAGTCCAATGATAAGCTACATTTTGGCCCGTTGCTTTGGCCGAAACTGTCGTGTTAAAAACAGTTATTGTTTGATCTGCACAAACTGAAATCGTAGGGGCCGCAACAGTAGTAGAAGTATCGGTTTCTGTACTAATACTCATTGAGGTTGTAACTAAAGAGAATTTTTTGTTACGTGTATGATTATTGGGGTTAACAATAAGATTATTGTAATCATACAGCCCGGTTAATTTTAAATAATCTCTTTGAAGTGTATTTCCTACCTGTCCGAAATTCCGGTAGTATTTTAGAACGCCGTCAATTTCTACTTTTACAAAAGCTCCACCACCGGCAGCGCCTTCTCTTATAGTTAGTCTAAAAGTGTGGGTTTGATTATACCAATCAGCGGTAGGAAGTAGTTTTATAAATCTTCTTGGATCACCAACAGCGTAATAATCATCCTGTAAACAAACCGAATCCCTTGCTACTTGCATAGAAAGGTCGCCAGAAATAGCATCATCACCATGAACTCCAAATATTGCGAACCTTCCCCAATCTGGGCTTCCAATAGTTGCCATATTTGATGCAACGGGTTGCGGGAAGTACATTTGCAGGTCAATTACGTAAATTTTATTTGTATCGAGTAGGGTAGGTGCATTGCTACCAAAAGTCAACTGACTTCTATCGTAAGCTGAACCGTTCCACGCGTATCCATCTTGAAGAGTATTGTAGAGCTTCCCTTGCTGAGCGTCAATGAACATTCCCGGTGTGTGTGACCTTTCCAGATACAGTCTTGTTGCTTGCCCCTGCACTGTCATTTTATAATAAGAGTGAACATCATCATAGCCGAAATAAGAAGTTGTATCATCTCGAAGATTAGTTACGTTTCTAAGCCCTCCAGATATCGGAATAGCAGTAAGAAAAACCGAATTAAGCGGCGGCGGTGCATACAGAACGTTGACCTTCATCGTATCTCTCACGGTCACGCCTGCCGCGGTCGCCGACAGTTCAAAATAAAAAACTCCTTGCGGTAAACCACTTACAGTTGTTATTAAACTTCCTGCATTTGCGATTTTTGCACCACTCGTATAATCTGTACTTACTTCCCTCCATAGGCTGGATGAGAGGTTGGTAGTTCCAACAAGTGTTATTTGATTTGTATTTGTCAGGTAAATAGTTTGATCTGCACCCGCATTAACGGTGATTTGAGCCTGTGTAATTTGCAGGAAGAAAAGGGATAATATGGTTAGAATGTATTTCATAAAGTTTAGTGTGATACCCATGCTGTTCCGTTAAAAAATACCGGACAAGTAACTGTTCCGCCACCCGTCAATGTTCCCAAATAAGTAGGACTTGTAGCATCTGTAACATAAGCCTGATCCCCCACTGTTCCTGTTGGTAATGTTGCTACCGTATAAGCCTTTAAATTGATTACGTTTGATAAGGTTACACGTCCATCGCTTTTTACTTTTAAAACATCTGTATATGAACCGGCATTCAGGTTTGTTGATAGTTTCCATTCAGAAGTATTAGTACCTCCTATTGGAAAGATACCCGCCCGATAATTAACTGTTTGCGAAGTAGAGCCATCCCATACCGCACCTGTCCAAAGTGCCATTAAAGAATTTTGAACTGTAGCGATAGATGTTGCAGGTTGTCCATTCTTCAACTGTAATCCGGTAGGTGTTCCTGTTCCTACACTAAATTGAGTGGCAAGTAGATTTGTTCCGTTCACTCCTCCATTTGAACTGACAGTATTACCGGTAACGGAGCTCGCACTCACGGTAGTTGCGGTTAAAGTGGTAACACCCGAAATATTGTGACTCCCAACGTTCCAGTTAGCTGATAAAGGCACAGTTCCATCGGCGAGGATAGGCGTTCCTCCGCCTGTCGTAACTTGTGAGTCCAGTCGTTGTTGAGTTCCATTTATATTAAAGTATAGATGCCTTCCACCTATCGTAGTATCGTAAGATAAATAGCCGTCTGCGCTGCTTTTTACACCTGGTGCAAGATGAATCTGGCCCGTATTCCCTGCTCCTGTTCCTGCCGGAATATCTACATAAGCAGTTGGGCTTGTAATTCCTCCAAAACCAACTTTCCCATTGGTTTTTATGGTCAATAAGTTATCTGAGGCTGTTGCTCCTGTTTGTTTCCAAAACGTAAAAGCTGTTGTTGCTGCTGCAATATTTGAATTAATGAAAGCAACATCAAGAGACCCTCCTAAAGTGTTAGTTGCGATTGACAATTTCCCAACTCCCGTCCCTAAATTGATATAATTAGGAACGTAGCCTGAAACGTTCTTTAGTAAATTAATAGCAGCTACAGAAGAACTATCTTCATAAACAGAATTTCCTATGTGTACTGAATCTGTAAATTTAGGTAAAGAGTTTTTTGTTCCTAAGGCCACTCCATCACCATAGATATGTGAATTAGTACCTGCGTAATAAACAGGAAGTGTGTAACCGCTACTATAGGTATTCCCGGTTATTACGGAGCTTGTTACACTTGTCATTTTTATTGCGGTATCAATAACACCTTTATTAAAAGTGTTCCCTACAATATTTATGTTGGAAATTCCATTAATATCAATAGCGGGAGCAGTTGCGGCACCAAAATCTCCAAACTCATTGCCATTTATGTTTACAAGTGTGAAACTACTTGTTGGCAAATTCTTAATTTTTATTGCAGAAACCTTCCAGTTTTCAAGTGAAGTCATGCCGCCAATAAATAGATCGGCAGTGCCGTAGATGCTGTCCGCTAAATAGAAGTAATTAAACTTTCCTGTTGCTGAATTAAACTTAGAATTAGTTATCCTCAAGCCGCCAGAACTTCTCTGATAAATTGCCGCAACAGCACCAGTTGAAGATGGGCTAAACATGCATCCCGTAATATAAGAATCTCCTGCATCCGGTACATATCTATTAGCAACACTAACACTATAATTATTTGCAGCTTTAAACTGACAATTATTAAAAGTGAATCCAGAAGTTCCGGTTGCTTCCACATTATTATAGAAGCCATTAACCATTATATTTTGTAACGCAAGACCAACAATTACATGGTTGATAGTTACATAATTACTATCTGCCCTGATGCCTACACTACCAAATACAGGTGTAGATGATTGCATATCATTAATAACTAAATCTCTAAATTTAACATTAGCCTCAACCACAGTGAACATTGCTATATTTGACGTAGTAATAAGTGATGTAGCTCTGTTATTAGTGGCATTTACCATTCCATTGCCCTCAAACATGATGGATTTATCCACAACTACAGGCGTATTAATCAAATAAACCCCTGAACTTAAATGAACTTTCCCACCTCTTAATGGCATCGCATTAATCATCGCCTGAAACGCAGGGCCATCATCGGTGACGCTATCTCTTAACGCGCCATAATTTTCAGGGTAATACCAATCTAATTGCGACGTTCCACCTCCTGTTGAATTAATGGTAATCCCCCCACTTCCATCATCTGTAATAGTTGTATTAGTCCCGTTCTTTAGATTTAAAATAGATTGAGAGCCGTTAGTAGTTCCGTTAGTTTTAAGGGCTATTGAACCAGAACCGCCTCCAATACTATCTTTCACCGCTAACCTTCGTCCATCTTTTAAAGTGAGAATAATTGAATCTCTTGTAGCATTCTTTGCAAAAGAAATAACTGAATCACCCACAGGAATTACCCATGTTCTGTTTGTACTTAAATCCTGCGAAGAGCCGTTAATATTTAAAGTAGTTGCTTTATCAGCTTTATTACCTATCGCTGTCGTGTTACTTGCAATGTTAGAAGTATTGGTATTTTGCTGCGAAAGTGAACCATAAGTAGCATTATTATAAGCACTTGTATGAAATACACTTGTGTCAAAAGTAAAAGTCAGCGCATTTGTATTCGTCACACTGTCTATTCCAATTGGCGAAACTGAAAATATCGTTCTGATATTGTTTGTAAAAGGAACTGCGAGCCTATATCCTGAACCTGTATTAGAATTAGTCGATCCCGCGGGCGTACTCCAGCTAAAATCCAAATCTGTATTGCTGTTTTTTACGAGTGTTTGTCCGGTTGTGCCACCGTTAAAAAAAGATTTAGTTGCGTCTGTTATACTATCCACCTGTCCTCTCGTATAATACCCTCCTAATATAGAATCTACTGTACTTTGAGATAGGCCGGATTTTATAAATGTTTCCATCCCGTTTTTAAGCTGAAACAAGCTGTCATTTCTTGAATAAATATTTTGCACCCACCGCCCTACCGTATCTGCAGGACTTAAATAGAAAGCGTCATAATCGCCCGATTGCGCTGTAATAACTCCTGTCCTCCCAAAAACGCTGTTAACAGAAGCTGGAAATAAAAGCTGCACCCAATTACTTAAAGTACTGGACGGCAAAGATTGGAGAATGAACGATTTCGAACTATCGGACCTTATTGCGATGTCACCCACCTTTGCTGTGTCAAGGGCAAGCATAGCAGCCTGACTATTCACAATAAATGCATTTCCTGTTGCTAAAACGTCTGGTGCTACCTGGTGCCACAAACTTCCATCACCAAGAAATAGTTTATCATTCAATCGAGCAATACCATCTTTTGAATAAGATGTATCTGCAGGTAACATCAATACTTTATCCGCCCGGTAACGATCCATCCAACTTCCATATTGGAATGTATAATGCACATATTTTGTGCTGTCATTCTGAGCGAATGAAGTAAAATATCCAATAAGTAAAACAATAAATAATACTATCTTTTTCATCCTTAAAATTTAATTCGTAGGCACCTCGCACCTATTTTGTTTAAACATTTTTCTAATTGATATATCAACTATGACACCGGCATACTGCTCGTCTGATTCCTCAACAACAAACTGAACATTATTTTCGGTGCTAATTACCCAATCTGTATAATTTCCTGCACCCATTTCTGTTATAATATCTTCCGCCACACTAAACATATCACTCTGCACATCCTGTTCATTTTGTTTTGTATTTTCACTCACATCAACAATGTCCACGAAATAAAATCGGTAGCTTAGAGTTGACTGTCCTTTTGTGCTGATTACGCCACCATTATCCTGCAAAAACACAGATGGATATTTGGTAGTGTGATCTGTTAAGAAGTCACTTACTAATCCTACCTGAAAATTGCGCACCTGCTTGTGTGCCAGCGCTATTGCTTTTATCCTGTTTATTACCTGGTTTAGTGTCATTAATTTTTTTTAAATAAATTTTTAACTTTTCTTCGTTTCTCTTTGAAATGTTTTTACTCATTGGCCATAAGGTTTATCAGTGAATCCGCCGGGGTTGTTAAAAGGATTTCTCATATCCCCTAAATAAATAGGATTAGAAAAACTTTTTTGTTCAGGATAGACCGTGTCAATGCTGTTGCCTGGCGAATAATATTCTTTAAACTTATCAGTTGCGTTTTGTAGCAAATATTTCCTTAGCCTGTCGGCATACCACTCAGCACGATCCCGGTATTTATTTGAGATGTCCATTAACTCACTCATTGTTGGCAACTCAGTATCACTTCCCAACTTTCTTACGATTCCTTTATTCCAAAATTGATAGCCTAATGTTTGAGGTAATTCAGCCAAGGTGTAATACATAAGTGCATCAAGAATATATTTATCCAGCAGATCTTTGTAATCATCCGCCCCTGTCCAGTCGTTGGAATTTACAAGCTCTTGCAGTCGATCGTAAAGGGCTGTTCCTAAGATTGGAAGAATGAACATATCCTGCGATACTTTTATATCGGCATAAATCAATTTGGGATCAATATTGCCATGAATCGAGGTCCGTTCCTTTATCATGTCATCACTCATTAAAAGCGTATTAAGCGACATTTTTACCTCCTTTCTTTATTACTATATTGCTTTTCCAATGATGCCGGCAATAGGGCGTTATCTCTCCATTATGATGCATCCAAAATCCACCCCTGCGATCAAAGACAGAATAGCCCAATCGCTCGCTAATCTTCTCTATGTCACTCCGACTGTAAAGCCTACTCAGTTCCATCATCTTTGCACAAAAAGGCCGGTTGCGGCTATCTTGGGGCCCTTCATAACTGTATTTTATATAAATGGCTGTAGGTGGAACTTTACCTGTTGGCGGAGGGGCTGTTATATCCAAATCTTTTGGAACGTTTCTTAGAATAATTTCATCGGTGCCTATCTGTTGTGTTGATTCTTCCAGGTATCCACGCTTAGTCAAACTTTTAATCTTTGCTTTTACATAAGCGACTGTTTGACCTATTGTAGTTGCAATCACTTCAGGCGTTATCCTTTCATCTTTTTTAATCAGTTCAATGATACGGTCTTCAGTTGCTGTTACGTCGTAAGTTTTAAACGCTTCCTGAATATAAATTTCTTCATCCCCTTCGGCTTCCAGTTCACTTATGAATGATACTTTTTTAGACTTTAAAATTTCAAAATCTTCTTTATTATCTCCGCATGAATCGAACATATCAATTATGTAATCTGTATCTGAAGACATGGCCAAAGGCTGTATTCCGAGAAGATCATTTATATCCGATTCGTTTAAACCATACCCGGTTCTTAATAAGGCCTTGGCCGCCAGTTCCGTTAGCTGCCCTTTACTATACTGCCTGATAATTCTCATCACCTGTTGGTGTTGCTTTGCCGTCAGGTTCCTTATATTCTCATTAGCCATAGAAGTGTCAGCAGGTTGACCAGGAGCACCTACAACTTTTGAAGGTGCGACGGGGATAGTCGGTGTTGGCTTGTTGTCAGACCCAATATTTTCTAACCCCCACATTTCTTTCGGAATACCTAAATTTTCAAATACAAATTGCTTAGGTAGGGAGTTTACCACGTCCTTCACATCAAATTGAACTCCGATAGGGTCTGTTGGCTGTAATTCATATATTGACTGGAAATTAGAGAAGCCTAACAGCCAATTTATTTCTTTGTCGAAAGCGGCGGCTTTTGGTTTAGCGTAAGTATTTTGGAAAATAGAATAAGCAGTGTACAACTCGGTGTTACCTCCTAATTGTCCTTCTGTCTTAATTCCAAATAGCATCGGAGATGTAACCAGATGGCCGGCGTAAATTTCCTGCTGTGTTGTTTTGTTTAGTCCTTCAAAATGCTTGTCCAATTCACTTGCGGATAAATCAGAAATATCGACCCCTTTATCTTTACCGCTATTAAAAACCATTATAAATCTTCCGGCATTCTCGGCACCTGCAAACTTTTGTGAAAACCTTCTTTCGATTTCTTTTTTCTTCTCATCTGTTGGTTCCCCCTGGTAAAACTGGATCAGCTTGGATGGCATCATGCCATTGCGGATAGCGCTCAAATAATACTTTGAAATCTCGATGTCTGTTTCGATGTAATTATTGCAGCCTATATACCCGGGTAGGGGATAAAACCGGATACCAGGACGATATTCGTTGTATTCAAATATTTGATTTCCTACTGGATTATGTGGATCGAAAGCAGGGATATAAATTTCTTTCTCTCTTGTGTCTTTCCAACTTTGCTTAAACCAAAAGCCGCCGTCCTTTGCTTTACGCAAAGTAGTATAGTCTGTATGGTAAATTGAAGTAACTTTTTTGTTTTTATTCCAAATAATCTCCAGACGATAGCCGCCATAAATCTCAATATCTGTAATACTTTTTTTTGACAGATCATTAAGACTTTCGTTACTCCTGTTAATGATTATATCGCCATTTTCATATCCTTTTCCAAAAACATAGTTTGACTTCCCTGTGATAATTGCATTATGTTTTGCGCTCTTATTGTACAGGTAATTAAGGTACTCAGGGTATAGATTATCTTCTCCGTATTTAATGTACTCTTTGTTGCGCGCTTCACTGAATGTAGGGATTTTAGAATCCGCAAACTTCAACACAATGATATTACTAGTGGAAATATCCGGTTCCGGTGCAGAAAACTTTATATCGTTTGTGATTCTATCCATTATAAGTTGCGTATGTTGTAGGCGCGTTATATTTAGTGAATGTGAAAGGAGTGGTTCTATCGATGATCAGTTTACCGTATTCCAAAGGAGCGCCTGTTAAAGATTCGTCTGTATTCGAGTTACTTGTCTGTTCATAAACAGTATAGTTATATTGGCCTATAGGAGCGCCATCAAAAACAACGGGCATATTTATCGTGAACTGATTATACCTTTCTGGATAATTACTTTCGTCGTCGCCTGAGCTTTTTACGAATTTCACTTTCTTCTTGGTAAGGATATGCGTAAAGACAAACAGAAAATAAGGGTTATTAAGGCTCACATTTTCTGTTAGCGTGAATATCATTACTGCGGCTGTATCTGATTGATTAAACTGTATCACTTGTTATTAAATATAAAAAGCGCCAATCTGTTTCTAAAAATAAAAAGCGCCTATATTTGGCGCTTTTTTGAACAGTATATTCTTAGGGTTATTGAGCGGTTTGAAGTGTACCAATTATCTGCGGATCAACGAAAGGCGCAAGTTCAGGCTCTTTACCTGTAAAATTCAAGGTGTATCCATTGCGATCGCCCCACGCTGTACCGGTTGTTGCTGAGCCTGTTTCCAGTCTCAATCCGTACTGTCGGCCATATAATCTGTAAGTATCGTTATTGTCTTTAATTACTACAATTAAATAATTTTTAGCGAGTAGTAAAATCTCGTTCCTTACAGCAACCTGCTGTTTATTTAAAACAATATTTCCTTTTTGATCATAATAAATAGTGCCGTTCACTCTATTCCCCACAACGTCCTCCTGAAAGTTTGCTGTTTCGGCAACAAGCTGATATTTACGGAATACCGCGCCGGTAACTTTTGTGATTGCTGTTAGCGTACCTGAACTTTCAGTAACTGATGCCACATTGTCTAACTCAATCAAATAGAGTTCTTTGGTGCCGCCTGTACCTACATCGCAACCGAATGAATAATCTTGTGTTAGTGCACAACTCATAATGTATAAATTAAGGGCGGTTATTAGCCGCCCGGGTAATTAAACTAATTTGAAAGAAACAATTTCATCTGGGAAAGCAACGTTTACACCGTATTTGAAATGAGCTTTAAATCTCAGGTAGTCTTTAAACTGATCTTCCATTATAGAGAATTGCTCATATTCATTCTCCAGGTCAACACCTGCAAACAAGTTACTCATACGTGCAGAGAATAAACGGCTGGTACCGTCAAGTCCGTGTACTGCAGTAAGTTTGTAATTTGTGCCTGGAATAATTACCACTCCATTTGCGGCGCTTACTTCACTTCCGGCCGGTGCAAAGTTGAACAGATTCTGATCTGTGAAGGCGTTAATAAATTTATTAAAAGTATCCCATCCACAGAAAATTCTAATGTCATCTGATCCGGTAACATCTGCAGGAAGTCCAAGCCACATACCGTTCACAATGCCCTTTACATTGCTTGTTGTAATGCCTGTGCCAGTTGCGATAGCTGTAGGGTTACCGTTTACTGCCGTTCCTGCTGTGTCAATCAATTTAATAAATCCGTCAAATCGTGCGAGATTTGCATCAGCAGAAGCCGTGTCACCCTGCCATATAGCTATTTCCAATTGTTTGGCAATAGTGGCCGATTTCAGATTAGAGAATTCCTGTTCAAAAGGAAGTTTATTCGGATCGCTGCCATTAGCGAGTGCCTTACTCATGTATTTTGAGTTCAGTGTATTTACGCAGATATCTTCAACTACTGCGATGTCACCCACTGTAACCTGGCGCTGTGTCAAAGAGGTTGTACCACTTGATACCCTTGTACAGCCTGTGCCATTTTGAAAGATAGCATCAGTGGCAAGAATATTGATTTTTTCCGCGAATTTAACGCCGGTCATAACGGTTCCTTCGCTCCGAATTAAATCGGAAGTTTTACCGCCAAACAAAGATTTTACAATGAGTAAATCCTCGTTTTCAATCACATAGTTGGTTAATGCTGTTACGTCTAAGGCCATGTTTTTTTTCTTTTATAGGGTTAATTATTTCTTGTTATTTTTTGCTTCTTTTAATGCTTCTAAAACCGATTGAAACTTTTCTTCTCTTTTTGCGCTGCGATCAAACTTCTCTTTCTTAACCCCTGTTAATGTCACCGGTTCGGCTGTTGGTTCTTCAACTAGTTTTTCTGCGAGCTCAAAAAGTCCTTTAATTACTTCGTCCTGTTTTTCTAATTTTGCTTGGGTTGTAGCTAAATCTTGCTTATAAATATTGATAGCATCCGCGGTTGATTTTACCCTTTCTGCTTCTTGTATTTGCCAACCAAAAGAATATTCCATAAGCGCCTTTGCGACCAATTCTAAATTTGTTAGCCTATCTTCTGGTGTTCCTGTGGCAAATGAAGCATAAAGTGCTCTCATAGCCTCAGGCGTATTCGGAATCGTTGGTGCTGTTGTCATTGTTTGATCAGGCTGTGTAGCTGCTGCACCTGATTCAATAGAAGGTCCCGGACCTTTTGCATCAGGATCAGTAACGGATGTTACATCTCCGCCGGAAACAGTAAAGCCAAAGTCGGTTCCGGTAACTTTATAATCTCCATCAGGATAGGGTGCGCTCATCGCTTCATCTGCGTAAACAGAGTCACCGCTATCAATATCTTCCATTCCGTCATCTGCACAATTCACATAAACAGGATTGCCGCCGTCGATTGCCCAACTAAACATCACAGGTGGTGTGGTTGTAGTATCTGCAGGTGCAGTAGTATCAACCGGCGGTGTTGGGGGCACCGGAGCGTCAAATTTTTTACTGAATAATTCTTTTATTTTTAATAAAGTTTCTTTAGGATTTGTCATAACAATAAATTGTTCTTTCTTTTAAATATATATGTCCGGTAAATGTTTCATTTAAACATTACCTACTTTTCAAAATCAGTACGTTGAAGTATTTTTTCTATCCTCTCAAATGCATCAGCTGCGCTTAGCATCGTTTTTTGAGTGGGAACATAAGAGAAGATACCCTCAACGCTAAAACCTTTTACCACACCTTCTTTAACCTGGTTCCAGACGTAATCATTATTAACCTTAGCAGATATAAACCAGCTTCCATCGGAGATATCATCAAAACCTTTGAGCGGAGAAATACCTAATTCGGCATCGGAAATAAATGAATTGAAAATTGTTACATCGGTAACCGTTGCCTGATCATTATGAAACAGATTAAAATTTTTCATGTAACCTTTAGCTGAGAACTTTTCTACAATGCACCGTATGGCTTGCTTATCAAAAACAACATAATATTCGCCTAGCTCTTCATCCCTGCGATAAATAGGCATATCGGCAATCATTGCAGGACCGCTTATGATTCTTTTTTCTTCGTTAAGGATAAATTGCGCTTTATTTTTAAAAGCCTGGAAATTTCGCTCAATAGCCGGCCGGTCAACCAGCCCAATAAAGTTTACTTCTAAATCAGAGTTTGGATTAATGTCAATCTCTGCTTTGTAAATCGGTAATTCCATACCTATAATTATATTTTCAGATAAAATGTTTCGTTTAACCGAAAAGGCGTATTATATTTATAGCATGAAAAAAATATTAGTACTTATTCTCCTGGTTGGCTGTAATAGCAACGGAACGATGACGGACCTATTGAATAAACAGAAAGATCTGAAAGATCAAATAAGTTTAGCTAAAAATAAAGAAGCTATGTTTTTGGATAGTGCTAAATCAACTCGTGATTTATCTTTTGCTGATAGCTCTACTGCATATTTCGGCCAGGCCCACCAACTACAGGAAAAGTTAGATGCAATTAATTTTTCAATTGACAGTTTAAGTAAAATGAAATGAAAAAACTATTGTTGTTTGCTTGCTTACTAGCTGCTTGTAAAAAGCCGATTAACGAAAGAGTTGCCACAAACACAACTACAAACACAGGGCCATCCGTTACCGCTGTTAAATTCTTTCCAGTTTATAGTGGAGCAAATGCTAGTGTAGAATTTGACGTCGACCTTGTTTCTGATTCTGCAAGCGTTTCAAAGGTTGATCTTTATCTTTCCCCGAATTCCTTAAGATGGGAAGTTTTAAAACCTGTGACCGGCGCTTATAAAATGTATGATCATGTAGGAGATTACCCTACGTACACAGACGGATATTTTTACTTCTTTACTTTCGTGAAAAAAGATGGAACGGTAATAAATACAAAACCTTTCCAGGTTTATTAACCCAATCGCGCTGCCCTGTTTAATCGAATATCCCTTTCTCTGTGGTTTGCTACATCACTATCTAAAACATAAGCCCTGTTTGTTGCGTTACCAATCTTATTTAAACTATTCGCGTCCAATTTTGTTGAACCCTGAACCGGTGCAATAGGAGCGGAAGGTGTAATGCTTGGAGCGGAAACAGATGCACCACCACCGCTGCCGCCCGGAACTTTAACGGCCGTAATTTCTTTAACCGTCTTCAATCCCATGCCGATCACTGCGGCGACATTGGCAACCTTCGCAATCACATCAAAAGGACTTGGCAATGTTGATTTTTGCTTAATCGCCTCACTGGCCCCCTGGTAAGTATTAATTAATGCGGTAGCTATTGCTAGTGCTTTCCCTGCAATTGTTTGTTTGCCGACTAAATCTGCCAAAGCGTTTAAAGTATTAGCTACCTCACTGGCTTGTGCTTTTTTAAAATCGGTTTCCATTTGGCCTATCTGAATTCTTTTCTGCGCAAGCTCTTCTACTTTCGCGTTATAATCGAGTTCGGTAATCAGTTTGTCATCAAAAGCCTTCTTAACAAGTGCTTGCTCTTTTGCTACGGCATCTAACTTATCTTGAAAATCGTGCTTTTGAGATTCAATAATAGTTTTTTGATGCGCTACATCAAGGTCAAACTTTTTCTTTGCGTCCTCCTTTCGATTCTTTTCATCTAACTTTTCTTGTGCTGCCCGCAACTGATCATCAAGAGCGTTTTTGATGGCTTGAAATTTAACAGCATCATCTTTATAAAGTTGGGCGGCATCTTTTAGGTTTTGTTCATAAGTGATCTTCAATTGCACACTTTCCAACTCACGGGCATCCTTAATGCCGTCCAGTTTTGTTTTGCCTCGAATTTCATTCAATTGTTTCTGAAAGGCTTCTTCTTTTTTAGCAACCTCATCATTATGCTTTGCTGTTAATTGATCCCTTTCGTTTTGTGCGCCAATATCAATTTGAGTAATCAATTCATTATATTGCTCTTTAGTGATTTTCTTATCTTTGAAAGCCTGTAATTCTTCTTCTTTTTCATTAGCTATTTTATTTTCAAGTGCCTTTTTTTCTTTCTCATAAGCATTTCTAGTAAGGGCAATATCATTTTCCTGTTGTAATTTTTTAAGTTTTGTAACAAAGTCAATATAATTCTGCCTTGCTGCTTTTGCTTCCTCTCTTGCTTTGGCAGCCGCTTCTTTGCGCTGTGAAATCTCTTCCTTGTCAGCGCGTGTTATCTGTCTTCCGATCTGAAAAAGTTCGTCGGCGTTTTCGGTTTCTACCTTAACCTGGTCGGCTTTAATTTTCTGAATTTCTACAAAATTCTTTTTATAGCCATCTTTTTCCAGGGTAAGTTGAGCAATTTTGTTATCTGCTATTTTTTTTGCAAGCGCAATATCTTCTTTGGCATTCTGTTCAGAATCGGCCTGTAGTTCTTTTAGCAATGCTTTTCTTTTCGCTACAGGGATTGAATCATCGTATGCATCTGCTTTTAATTTTGCTAATCTTTGTTCTCTTTTTGCCTGATCAAGGTCATTGGTGGCTTGATCTCTTGCAAGTTGCTGTGCTTCTTTTGTCAGTGCGGCCATCTTACCATACGCATTAACCGCCGCATCCCCTACAGCTTTTATTTCACTTACTGCGCCACTAAAATCAAAATGAAATAAATCAACAGCCGCTTGCGCGATATGCCCTAAACTGTCCAGTAGCGCCTGACCTGCGGCTTTAATTCCGGCAAAGACTTGTTCCATTTTTTCACCACCCTCAAATGTGTTCGTGAAGGCTTTATAAAGTAAAGCCAATCCGGCTACGATCGCTGCGATAACAAGAACGACAGGATTTGCCAGTAACGCCTTAAACGCTGTTCCTAATTTATTAACTCCTTCCCCGGCAGCACTCAACGGGCCGGGCAAACCTTCCATCTTCTCTTTTAGTTTACTGAATGCGCCTCCAGTAGATTCAATTCCCTTACTGGTATCTTTTAGGGTAGCGCCCGTAGCCGTTAAATTCCCCTTAAGATCGGCAACATTTTTATTTACCTCTTTGATATTAGCATTGCTATTCCCCGAATCTACCTGCAGCGAGGCTGCTACTATTTTTGTATCTGCCATTTAATTTCTTTTTGATTGTTCGGTTTCATATTTATTTTTAGCCTTCAGATACGCCAGGTCGTTAAAGGCTTGCCTTACTGGCAGATTGTACGCTTCCTCCTGAGTGATACGCTCATATTCTGCAACCTGTGAAGCAGAATAAATCCAGCCATACCTTTTATTGAAAACATCCGCCTGCACGTCTCCGTTTACCTCTTTATCAAGCCCAAATAAATTGGCGTACTCTTTATTGAAGGCAGTGAAGTTGTTTATAATAAAAGAGAGTCCTCCCATTATTTTTGACACCCGCCTGGTTAGAAAATAATCAGCTTTCTTCCTATGATCCTTTGAGTTGTTTTTCTTAAAAGGAATATTACTAATGCTTGCAAAAATGTAGTGAGCATTTGTAATTGGGGCCGTTAAAAAAAATGACAATTCAATATATTGTCCGAATGTCATTTTGGAAACATCGTAATCAATGTGGTATTTCCCGATTCTATTGTAAACTTTAGTATCAAAGGGTGAACTAAATACTTTAGTTATTCTCTTGGTTAATTTACTAACTTTTTTAACACTTAGGTTATCTAATTCAAATTCTGTATAATCAAATACAGCACAACAGGAAAACAGTGTTTTATCAATATCGGGGATATCCTTTTTATTGATCAGGTCTATTTGCTGAAACTTAAATAATGTTATTTTGCTCCAATTCATGACTTGTATAGAATTAAAAATCTTTCTCCTGCGTTAATATCAACGCCGGTAGTGATGCTCGTTGAATCCCAAACGAACTCCAGTGAATCAGGTGAAGAATCAACCTCGTATATCACCGAACCCTCACGGGCCACCATAAGAATTTGCTTACCGGCAAGCGCTCCAATGGTTATCACCCTTCCCTCTGACCCGGTGGCTGTATATTTTTCTTTTTGAGAGGCAAAGGCTAATTTCAATTGCGCTATTGTACCACTGTAAAGTTTACCCGTAGTCGCAATGCCCAACGGTATTAATTTGGTGTCATCATTTACTTGCCCATCGGTAAGCGCCGGAAAATCTTTTATTAGTACGTCACTCATTGTGTTAATATTTTTGAAGAATCTGAATTAATAAAATATTCGTCTACGTCTGCAAGCCAGTAGAAGGTATCTGCAACTGGCGGATAAGTTGTATATGTGTATGTTGTGTTTATTACTTTTAAAAGTTCTACGGTGCAGTCAGACGGAATGGTTGTATTGTAATCAATGATCTTATTTAACCTGAATAAGACGCCATCAATAAAAACATATTTAGCGAAATTGAGATTGAAAATATCCTGTGGTGTCAGGTAGAATTTGGCCGTTAGTAGCTTAGAATCTTTATCTGTGATCTCTGCCATGTAAGAGCTCCAATACACATTAAATTGAGTTTTGGTAATATCTCCCGTCACTAGAACAAAAAACAATTCATTTAAAACTCCGAAGTTTAAATCATTCGAAGGGTCATCAGGGGAATCAAAATGCCCGGCATAACCGTAAGAGGTATAAGAGCCTAAAACAGTAGCACCATTTTTTATTTGCCATGCAGCAACGGTCATTATTTTTTTGGTCTGCATAATGCGTATAACTGAATCTATTGTTTCTTCTACCGTGCCGGACCTCTTAAAGATGGTAGGATATACTTTATCTTCTCCGACATATCCAAGTAATGGTGTTGAGGCAAAAATTAATTCCAGTGTATTTTCCTGTGTTGCGAAATCAAACTCTGAATCGAATATGTAAGATCCGTAACCCTGGTTATATCTTTTTTTATACAAGTCATTAAAATAATCTGAATCATCCTTATAATTAAAGTTGTAAATCTTCGAATTCAGTTCGCTCATTGGTTTGATCTGAACAGGCTGATCTCTGTTTAACTTATACGTCCAGTCCAGTCCACTTGACGCATCTTCTGAATAAAAATCTATAAAAGGGGTTATATAAATTAGTCGGTCATCAAATTTGCTTTCATAAACATAAAGGTTAAACAGTTTTACTATTGAAGTGAGGAAATCAACTTGCCGGATGTTTTGGGGAATAGCATCGTTAAGCGTAATGGTTTGGTTATAATCAACCGGTTGTAGTGTTGGAACGTTGGAAGAGATGCTCATATTTGTAAATGGCACGACAGTAACATAAACCTCAGTGCCCGTGCCGCCATACTCAAATAGCACATCAATAATATCTCCTGTAGCAATAGATACACCAACGGCCGCCGACCAACCAAAATCGGTCGTAATAGGAGATGTAAGAATCCTTGTGCTGGCAATAGCAACTCCGTTTTTTCGAAGTGAAATTAAAAAGGATCCATTGGTAGCTGCTTTTCTTGTGCCGTCAATCCTTAATGATATATTTGTAAAAAGTGTGGTCGGCTGCGTATAGGTAAAGCGCCCGGCAGAATAACTGAACCCGCCGGCAATGAATTTATCCCAAAGCACAATTTCAGAAGTATCTCCGATTTTAGTATTTATCACCACCTGCTCCTCGGTAATCGAGGAGGTCAATACAGTGGAAACCTTACCCATTAAAACCTTTTGATTGTGTGGGATTACCAATCTCTTAAACCGATCTGTATTAAAAAGATCGGAACTATACCTGAAAGAGGCTGCATCAAACATCTTGTCTATATATTCTTTCACGTACAATGCCGGCCTGAAAGTTCTAATATCCCAATCATGCTTATTGGCGGAATAAGTGCCGTAATCTATTGTAGGAAAGTACACGCCACTTCCCGGAATATTATCCCAACTAGCCGCTATATTCTTTTCAGTCCACAACAAATCATAAGCAGAAAAATCAAGGTCCGTAAGAAACCCTGAACTTAACGCAACAGATAAACTTGTTAGTTCGCCGTTCAGTGCAACCTCGTACTCGATATTGTGCCTGTCTTTATTAATTTGTAAGAGGCGAAGTGTTCCTTTAAAGGTCTGCAGGTTATCCTGAAACATAATACAGTTAGCGGCCTTTGAAGCATTGAAATTGTAACCGACATTATCTAACCCAGAATCATAAAAATTGCCGCTGCCTAGTTCAAATATGTTCCCAAAAAGTCTATTATTGTTTAGAGTTCCGGGTATTACAATTGTTTTTGAAAATGCAGTTTGACGTGATCCAAAATCTCTGATATCATCAATAGCATAAGTTAATAAGCTGCTCTCATCCGCGCTTATATCAACCCTGAACCCTTCTAAAAATACTTCTGTTATCATCTGAACTGTGCGTTTAATTGTTCACCAAATTCAATATTGATCGTAAGGTTCGTTATGTCATCATTTACGTTTTTCTTTGGCTCGTATGAACTTTCACTGATTACAATCGGATAGAAATAACCAGCATCTTCCATATAAACCATTGGCGAAAGAATTAGTTCTCCAAGCCATGAATATTCTTGATCTGTCAGGTTATCGGTATTCAAAACCATTTTCTCCTTATACTGAGAGGAATAAACCGACCTGCTTTCGTTATACACATTATTGGAAGATTTGTAACTTACCGCGCCAGAAGCATCAACAGTATAGGGGAGCTTTCCAAAATCCTTCTTTTCTATGTCAATTGTTTTTCGTGAAACCTTGGAGAAATCTTTGCTTTCAAAGCCGCCATATTTATTCAGGAAGTGTAGCGTATAAACCTGGTAAACAGGTTCGCATTCTAAGTTAAACTGATACAGGTCGGTGCCTACCTTTACGGTATAATATTTTATACTGTCGTTAATCATGCCGGGGTTAACTCCATTAATTGCATTCTTTGAAGCGTTGATAATATGAAGCTGCCCGGCACTATCGGGGAAAAAATTTGTGTTGTAGGTCGCAATCAAACTATTAGAATAATTGTAACTCTTAATCTGAATGGCGACACTTGCGGTAGTGGATGGAAAATAAGATATAAGGTTGAAACTTGAATCGGCACGCACCGGTGTAACGACAGGGCGTGAAGTGACTACCTTATTCAGAAAAGTAGAAAGACTGCTTATTTCGCCCCTTACCCGGCTGTTATAGTTATTATAGAACGTCCTGGCGGAATCAACAATTAAAGAAGTATACATCGTGTAGGCGTACTCCTCGCCGAATTCCATCGTCACAGTCACACTAAATTCTCCGTCTCCCATCTTCTGAGCGATAATAGCGTTAGCAGTGGGATTAAAGACGGTTTTTATATAATTCCTCACCACTTGCCCTACATTAAATATTCCTATACCGGTAGCAGGGTCGGGCACCTTTTTTATTCTTGCCACCAGTACACCCCCAATATAAACATCGCCGATAAATTTATAATTCGGATAAGTTGCCGGATCAGACGTGTGAGTGGGCTCTGCCACTGTGTAAATCAAATCAAACTGTACACTTGAATAATCTGCCGGTGTTGCCTGTATGGTCATGTTATACTGTTTATAATATCAATTTTTAATGCTGCTCCCAATCTATCCTGCATATCCTGTGTTGTTATCGCTACTGCTTGATCAAAGAAGTTCGTAGGCTCAATGCCGTACATTTTTATATTCCTACCCGCCCCGTACGCCTTTGAGATGTCAGATATTTTACGATTCTTTTGTTCATTGGCGCTGATTGTTCGTGATGAAGTATTGAATGTTTTTAGTTTTGCGCTTTTCATCTCCTGTAACAAAGAGGCCACCATTTTTTTTGAAGGGAACGCCGTTTTAAAAGCGTACTTGCCGCGCCCTCTTTTAGTTCCTCTCACGCCACTGTTAATGAATTCACCGTAATAATTCATTTCAATATCAGTCTTTACGATGCTCCCTGTTCTTACTGGATCGCGTGCCTGTATTGAAGACGAAAGACTACCCGAAGCGTTGCTGTTTGATTTATTTAGATTTGTTTGCGCCTTTTCTATCAACTCTCCAACAATCAAGAACAGTTCAGTTAATGTTTCACGTGGCTGCAGCCCTTTAATTTCTTCTCCTATGTTATCGAGAAAGCCGCTTGCTAATAAACTTGCTTGTGAGGAATTAATACTCAATTGGCAGAAAAATTTAGATGGTAAAGGACAATAACATACATTTCACCATTCTTTTTAAATGGTTCAACTTGTGGTGTTAAATAAAATTTGTTCAGGAAAGTTTGTGCAGACCGGCACTCTGAAATAGAGTATTGCTTGCAGGCTAAACAATATTTATAAGTATCAACCACACTTATAAATATATTTTAGAGGTGTTTGTTTTTAGGGAATTGGCCTTAAGTTTAATTCTCCATTACTACCTCCAATAATTTCATATTTCTTCCCCTCGTGTCCTAGGTAAATTAATACACCTTTTGAAGATACTATCATGATGAGACTTAGCACCTTGTAAAATTAAACAAAATTACCATACCGAATAATTTCCTTGCTTGCTTGAATTCTGCCATTTATGCCATGCTAAAGCAAGGGCGCAAACATCATCATCGTGATCTCCCTCGGGTGCACTATACTTAACGCCGGTTCGTGTATATTCAATTTCGAATTGTTCTAATTGATGGCGTAATTTCCCTGTGCCATTTACTACATTCCCATCATCTGCTATCATTATTTTTCTCTGTTGGATAGCAACGGCCAATCCTTCCATTAACCTTTGCTTGCTTGCAGGATTAAATATATACCCTTCAATATCAGGATGAACTTCTTCTATCTGGCTTAATACCACATCTCCGACACCGGTGCTATCTATTGCCATTGGTATTTTAGAAAGATATTTAATAGTGTCAATTGTGTGTCGCCATCCGGTCTTTTGGAAGTTCCTATACTCTGACATTGTCCCTAGCTTATCAAGTCCGATAATAGAAACGAAATCCACCTTATTGGCAACGTCTATTCCTCTGCAAATTGCAGATTCAGTGGAAAGTGTAGGCTGGCAAATAGCCTCAATATATTTAAGCCCGAATGGATTACTTCCATCCTCACTTGCTTCCGCTAAATAAAGTTCATTGAAGACGTATTCCGGTAAATCTCTTTTTGCCGCTTCAATTTCCTGGATGAATGGCTTACCATCTTTTGTTAGCATTCCTGAATCGGCAGCATCATAAGCGGTAATCTTAAAATAAACATAATCAGGGTCAACGCCCGATTTTGCTTTCATTGCCAGTCGGTAACCCCAATTCTTTTTGCCCTTTGCATTCCCGATAAACTTTCCTTTGCCTCCTGTGCTTGTGATAGTAGAACGTAAAGCGTGCCACGCCTGTTCACGTGCCCTTGTAAATTCATCGAATACAAAAGCATAAACATCGTCACCATACAGGTTATCAGGCTTTTCACCGGTCTTAAACTCAATCTTTGCCCCTGTAACAAGGGTAATCACCAAATTTGTTTCATTGGCAGTAAAGAAACTTCTATCGCTTATTTGTATTTTCATACGGTTATAGGCAATCTTCGCCTGTCCGAATGTAGGAGCTACCCACCAAACCGATTGTCCATTCTTACATTTTAACGATTGTTCAAATAACCAAACGATATGTGAGGCTGTCTTACCTACTTTGGTAGCCGCTATCGTTACAGTAAATCTTGCTTCACTGTTTAATATACCGGTCTGGTACGGGTACATGAATGGCCGTGTATAGGTAATTTCTTTAGTCAATTCTCGATTATTCCTTTTAAAACGTCTAGTACAAATCCTAAAACCTTAAATGCAAGGCAAATCCATGCAAGTATTGCAATCCATTCAGGAGCGTTTAGGTGGTAAAGAATCCATAAAATGAAGGCGAATATTATCATATAAAATAATTTTTGGTTTCCTCATATCTCTTTTGTGCCATTCTCCAAACTTCATTTGACTTAGCAAGCCCTTCGTCTTTCATCCGCCTGTAAGCTGTCATGTCGCCTACATCGTGCCCAATGTGTTTACTCTTTAAATTAGGTAAGTAATAGTTTACAAACCCGGATTGTTTGGCCCTGTACCCATAATCGGCATCTTGCATTCCATACGGATCAAAATCGGTATTAAACCTTCCTATCTTATCCAATAGTGCCCGGGTGATTAATACATTTCCAAAAACCGGATCGCCAACGTGAACGCCATTGATCAGCGGCGGCAAGTTTTCCACGCAATGAATGCCAACTATCCCGGTATCTGGTATTCTGCTTGCATACTCTACCATATTAATTAACCATCCATCGGGCATAAGTATATCATTGGCAAGCGTAACAATAGCACCATAGCCCTCGGCAAGTTCAATTCCTTTATTTAATGCGGCAGCTATTCCCTTATTTGTTTCGAAAGAATGTATTTTAGTAAACTGATAGGCGTCTTTAATCAATTGAAGGTTCTCCGGTGTGCTCCCGTTATCTATTAAGAACACATCGGCATCTAACCCGCTGTTATGAAAGTTCTGATCAATACAACGGATAGATAATATTGGACGGTCAAGCGTTAAAAAGATGCAGGCTACTTTCAATTTTTTTTTCGATTTAATATTTTAATAATAGCCGCCTTTGCACCATGTTTTCTAATCATATACTTGCTCACAAAAAATAATGATTTAATCTTTGGAGCTTCACAAGGGCTTTTCAATTTGATACATATTTAGGATGGTGAATATTTTCTCCTATCAGCTTCGCAGGGTTACCGGCGTAAATCTTGAATTGTTCTGTAATAAGTTTCTTCGTTACCACAGCACCCATTCCAATCATACATCCATCCATTATTACCTGCTTTTGATGAATAACAGCATTTAGTCCGATATTAGCACCTTCACGAATTAAAGCATGGCCGCCGATCTTAGCCCCGCAGCTTATGGTTACATTGTCCATAATTACAGCATCATGTCCAATATGCGAATGCTTCATAAAATAACAATTATCAAAAATGTAGGTATGATCCTTTACGGCGCTGTCAATAGTTACTAACCCGGTTATCCTATTATTATTTCCGATGCTCACCTGCCCTTCATGTTCTTCAAAGCCTTTCCATTCGGGGGGATATCCAATGATACAGTAAGGTCCAATAACATTTCCAACACCAATAAGAACACCTGGTGCAATTAAAGTGGTAGGATGTATGTTGTTCCCCGGATAGCGCTCATTGTTTGTCATTTTCTTTGCCTTTTTGGGAATGAAGCATGAACTTTAACGGATTGCGGCGTTTTAACCTCCTTTAACAATTGATCATATTTCGTATAAAGAAGTCTAACCACTTCGAATAGGCAGGAAACGCAATCTTCTGTTACGGCATAACCTGGATAAAATTCTTCTCGTAATATCCTGATCAAATCAGTTTTAAAAATGTTTGCCTTCTTCGCCGTCTGAGCATTTAGAATTTCATCGTACACGAATCTGTGCTCATCTAAGAATTGTTTATTTTCCTGGTTCATTGTTTAAATATTTTATTTCAGTGCATAGCATTTATAAGCCTCTTCTGAAAACGGCTGTACATAAAGAGAGTCCACGTTATAAATTCTTGTTTTTTCTTCATCAAGTCCAAGTTCCAAGTCGTACTTAACCTTACTTTGATAGAAATGCACTCCTGTAACTGTTCCTGTCATCGGACATATCCACCCACCATCCGAAGGTTGCATACCAAATAGAACTTTATCACCATGCTTATGCCTTGATGGGAGATTGCACTCTCCAATCAATTCAGCAACATAACTGACAACATCCGTAAACGGGATTGTAACTTCTCCCGAAAGGAGATGTGCCATCATTTCTTTTTCTGAACCATAAGCAAACTTTACGTTGTCCTCTACTTTTTCTGTGAGAAACTTGATTGCTTTTTCTTTTGTATTCATGTTATTTATGAACTGCTTAGCCAGTTCCTGCTTTAAATCTTGTTTAAATATTGATCATAAAAAATATAAGCGTTGATAATGAAAGCCTGAAAACATGGCCCGCACCACAAGTCTGTTTTTATTTTGCTGTCGAACTCGTCTCTTACAATATTGAATAAGGTTTGTTTCTCCCTTGCGTTCATCTTTAGGGGAGGGTCTTTCATTTTGTAACTATCAACAAAGTGCCTATTATCGTCAAGAAACTTTTTATTTTCCGGCTTCATAATTTACCAATTAGCTTTTTTATCCCAATTTATATTTTTACTTATTACTGAAACTAAAGGACCGATCACTAAAACCCATGAAAAAAGCGAAAATATTAAACAGTATATGCGATCAGCCCGTGTCCATGTGAAATTTTGGTCAATTCCCTCATCGCTTATTGTGTCGTGCTTCATTACGATATAAGAAATAACACATCCGATAAAATAGATAATTAGAAATATCATGCGTTTACTTTTTTACATTCATGTTCTAATATTTGTTTTCTTTCTTTATTGATCTTGTGAAAATTAAAATGTATATCACAATATTCCTTTAGCTCCGCTCCGGCTTCCTTCTGCCGTTTCTTGCTGGCTACTAACTTTTTAATGGTTGTTACCCATTCTCCTGTGCCCTTAGCATACAACACGGGTAAATCTTTATAAGGGTGAACATCGGAGCATATAGCTGGCAACCCCAAATTTGCAGCCTCTAATACTTTTAGGTTTGATTTCATCCTGTTAAAAGGAGAATTAAGTAAAGGGATTAAACAAATATCAGCCTCCGCATAAGCGGCGTAATATTTATTAACATGCGCCCCCGGTATTAATTTGTATTGATGTTTTGTATTAGAGGTATAATTGAGAACCATTTTATACCATTCATCTTCCTGCTCCTGATATCCAGCCATAACCATTTTTATCTTAGCGGCTATCGTGTTTAAACAATCCAGCGGTCTTTTAAGTAACGTAATGTCTTCACCGTGAGTGACTGAACCCTGCCAAAATAACCTGGTTAAATGGTAAGGCTTTCTTTCAATATCGAATTGCCCCTGCCTCGGAATGGCATTGGGGAGGATATAAACGTTTGAATTTATTTGCATTACCTCATTTGCTAATCTCTCATGGGTAGTAAAAATAAAATCCGCATTCACCATGTGTTCAATTTGTTCCGCTGCTACATTTTCATCCTGATAAAGCTGGTAAAGAATATGGTGAGGGTCCAACTCCCACCAATCATCCACATCAACGCATGTCTTAAAATCATATTTCTGTTTTAACTTTTGAATTGTTTCTTTACAATGGCTTGGAAGCATCCTGTTATACATGAATATATCGCATCCTTTTTCAAAGTCCTTTTCAAGTAAGTTGTTGGTAATATAAACATCTGTATCGGGCAACAGCATTAATGGCATGATGATGCGGTGGTAAGATGGTCCTGAATTATTATTTACAAATGCTACTATTCTCATAACCAGCGATCTTTTATTGCTTCCCACATTGCGCCAACAAAAAGGCCAATAGGTAGAAATATTATTCCAAACCACCCTATCTGACTACAACCGATTAACAAACTTATCCAAGCGGTCATACATTTAACGCAATTAAACGGCTTAGTAACACCCCATTTTAACACCTCAACCCACATGAATGCAAGGCAAAGAGAAAGTCCAATAATCTCAAAATTGTTTAATGAATGAGCGGGATGAATATCACCCCTATGAATCCAGCCCAAATACAACACAATTCCAATACAGATTAAAATAATCCACTGGAACATTGCTTTTAATGTTTTCATGTAATTTGTTTTACTGTTTCCCTAATCTCATCTAATGACCTCCGAATAGTTTTGTAACAACTTGAAAAGGGTATTCTTGTTTCTTGCTCAATAGCCCGATAATTGCCATGCTTCAAGTAAAGGTTGACCAGTAATTTATTATACCAATACAGTTTATCTATTTCCTCAATGGCCATATCTTCAATCATTTCCCGCCCTTCGCGTTCTTCTTTTGCTATGTCTGAGAATTCATCTTCTATATCATGTGTTAACTCATAGCTATACCCCCGGTATTTTTTAGCGAATGGACTTGTTTTTGATTTGATCTGATTAAGTAAAACCCGTACTGTGTAAAACTCCAGTGCTTTATCGTTGTGTAACTGCATTAACTTTTCATCCGACAACTCACATATGATCAATATTACCTCTTGTTTTAAATCTTCCCGTAAGTGGCGCGGTTCCATTTTGTTAATACAATCATTAAAGTTTTTCCCGTTAAACAGGTTAGAGATAATTTGGTTTCTCACTGATTCAGATTAAGGGTTACTTTAAAAGTTCCGCTTCCATCTTCATTTCCTATTTGGATAGGGAAAAGTTTTGATATTAACTTATAGAATTCTCCAGGGTTTTCTTTTGCCCACTCTTTCAGATTAGTTTTTTTTTCGTCCTGTAACTCTGAGAACACATTAATAAAAACCTCCTTCACCAGTCGCGTGTTCTTGTTCTGAATTCCTTTCGGCCTTCCGCCCTCTCCTTTTTGGAAAGGTTTTCCTCGCTTATTTTCGCCTATTTTTTGCAGATTACTCATAAAACCGTTTAATTAAAAAACCGGAAAGGTTTCCCCATTCCGGCTACTTTAACACCTTAAAAACTGATTTCTTAATCATTGGGATTCAATGACCCAAATTTAATCATTAATATTATTTACCAATATTATTAGTTTAAAAAGTCTAAATTTTTTAGACTTTTACAAGGAACAAATAAAGGTCGTCGACTTGGAGTACTTCGGCTATCTTAACAAGATGTGACGTACTTGGTTCTGCGCGCCCTTCCTCCCAGCTTGAATAGCGACTACTTTTTATTTGTAAGAAATTTGCCATGGCTTTTTGGGTGAGCTTTTTTTCCTTGCGGCGTTTTCTTAAGTTAGTGGCGATTGGATTTTTCATAATTAAAGTTTTGAATTTTGGCTTTTTCAGTTGATTTTCATTTTTCTATTATTTCAATATTGTATTTAGACTTCATTAATTTATTTTAAGGTATATTTTCGCATGTCATTTCTTTGTACTTAGTGTTCAGTCTATCAGCTTCTTTTTTTGCCCAAATTCCCGCCCACCAAGCAATATCTACAGGTGTTATTCCGCTTTCTGCCTCGAAATCATCGCACATATTCACATCTTCATAATTATCTTCACCATCATTACAAAAATGATCTTTCAAACAATAAGTAGAAGAGTGTTTTAAATCGAGCTTGCCTAAAGGGGTTTCGGTGCTACTCACACACCAGTTACACCAAGAACACAGTGTTGGAAATCTTTTCTTTTCACTATTTGTCATTTTATTATTTTTTCTAAATCCTGTAATTAAACTTCAATAATTTTTATTTTATGCACCTTCCACATTAGCCTGCGTTTTTTCCTGTAAACGGCCGTACGAAATCCCTTTACGTCAACAACTTTCTTTTCCCCTGTTTCACTATCTACAAAAACAAAGTCCGCAAAATATTTGAGTGAATGAGTTCCGCCAGGATTTAATTCATAAGGAACCTGCAGCTCTAAAAACCCAATCTTCCCGGCTTTGAGTAATATTTTTAATTTCCGGTAATAATCAGCTTCCTTTTCAGAATCGAATTTGATTCCATCAACTTCACATGGATTATTACGGTATTTCCGACGCTTCTTTAGCTTATCTTCAACCAGATGCTGGTTTCTTTCTCCGCAAGCCGATTTTAGTACATCTGATATGGTAGGGTAATGGCTCAACTATTTTCCGATTAACTGTTGTATAGTAAATCCTGAATAAGTTCTTATATCCTCATCGCTACAATTTTCAAGACTTATAGGAACTCTTTTTAAATAAATAATCCATAATTGTCCTTCTGTTTTTGTGTAGAATTCAGAAAGTGCGTCTCCTATTATTTGTCGCTGCCAATCTTTTATTTGTTGGAAGTCTTTCTCCCACGTAAGCGGGAATCTTTCCGAAAGGTTCGGCCAAGAAATATTGCAGACAATGTAAATGCTCGTCGGAGGTGTTGTATTATGCTTTAGAGTAACAATCCCGTTTTTTGGTAGAGTGTCTCTTAATTTTTGCATGTCAATTCTTATCATCTGTATTTATTTTAATTGTGATTTAATTTTTTAATTCTCTGATTTGATGAACTATATCATCATCTTCTGATTTATTGAATAAGTATTCTATCCACCTGCATACATCTAAAGCTGCAGTATGCTTCCAGTTTTCTTTGATCAGCTGATTATGCTGCGTACCTGCTTCTTCGGCATCTAATACCCTTATTTCATCATTCTTGTAATAAACAAATACAGTTGCCATGATTTTTTATTTTAAATTATTTCAAAAATGGTTCACCTATACACCATAAGGTTTTTGAACTTAAAACATTTGCCTGTGTTGAAATATACCGTTATAGAACACGTCAACACCTACAATTTTACCTTCTCTTTGTACTTCAAAGACAATGGTTTCGCCTTTTAATTTTGCCATGATTTATTCTGTTGCCTATACACAGAAAGGTTTTAGTTAAAAATGAGTTAGATAATTTCAAAAACGTAAATCAAATCCTTGTTCCATACTTTCTGTTCTGCTTCTTCCCATTTATAATATTCTTTACGAACTACAGAATCAGGGTTGATATCAAATACAGATACAAACGGTTTTTTGCCTAATGGATTAGAAAAATAAATTCCATGCGCTTCTAAATAAGAGAAGAAAGATTCATACGCGGTAATATCTCCTTGCCAGCCATCTTTTGTATAATCTTTGTAATATTGACTTTCTTCATTCCAATCTACCCACTCGTCAAACTGACCTTCTGTTATATCAGTTAGTTTACCTATAAATTCATCGGCAAATGCAAGTTCAAGGAAGTTACCGTGTGGCAGTTCTACTAACAGTAGTTTCTTTTTTAGATTGAGTATTTGTTGTTTCATTGATTTAATTTTTCAATTTTATACCTTGTTTTTAACCATTCTAAAATCACATCAATCTTTTCCATAAACTCATTTTCATCTTCGATGTATATTTCATCATTTACAGCAGAGGTGATTTCTGCTAAAATTTTCGAACGATTTTTCCATCCAACTCTTTCGTCAATTTTAGACGGTTGCCATTCTTCTGGATAATTCATTTTATTTTTTTAAATTGGTTTAATTTCTACTTCTACTCTAATACATTCCCAGCGGTTTCTTCCTGTAATTCATCTTTTAAACTTTCCAGCCAATCTTTATCAACTCTTTCCCAGTAATCATTTAAAAGCATAGTAAGCGAAAGAGCGGCTTCTCTGCTAAGTGGAACTAAGGTAAATTCAGCTTTGTTTTTTACTACCACTGTGCCTATCGAACCGATACCTAATTCTTCTTTCGGAATGTCCGCTCTTTTAAATTGTAGACAAACAGAAACTTTGTCGGTTCCCTGCCTTGTAACAGATATGCTTCTATTTTTTACGTGTTTAATATCTCCGCCATTGGCGAAATATCTTGCTCTTAAGAATTTCATATATTTTTATAGTTTAAATTTTCGTTCCACAAATAATATTTTTTCAATCCGACGTAACTTCCATTACTAAATTGTGGTACATCTTTTTTACAGATTAAACCACGACTTGCAAACCAGTAACAGATTGTAAATTCATCGTTCTTTTCGTCTGTTGGAGCAAACCATTTATTTTGCGGGAATGTCTCTAAAACAGATAAGTAATGTTCGTTGGTTTTCTCGTCTAAATGGCCATGTCTTTTTAAAATTGATTTTAGCATTTATTTAAAGTTTTCTGGTTTAGTAATTTTTTTGAAAGAAATAACCCACACCCATGGATTTGCGTTCCAAGATTCAGCACCATTTATTGATTGCCATAATGTTTGAAACGATGATTCGGCCGCACTAACCCATTTTTCTATTCCTTGATGCCATTTAAACCTGGCACCGTCCATAAAATGGGCACCAAGCTGATAGTTGTAATATTGACCATTTTCCAGCAATACCCCTTCCGATTTGGCATCTTCTTCGCTTATATCCTGCAACCGTTCAACCTTTACATTGGTAATTTTAAGAAAGATCCGGCAGGCGGCTTTGGGCATAAATATTGAAGGTTTCCATTTTATTTTTTCTGTTTTTTCATAAGTGTCAAAATCATGAAAGTAGTCATCGTTATTTTGTGATGCCCGGTATAAATAATAGGCACCGTTATGCACAAACGTTTCTCTTACCCAAAGAATATCACCAACTTTTCCATAAGGACATTTAAATTGTTGAATTATCTCGTAGCGGTCGGAGCGTGCCCCAATTGATCTCTTTACCACCCATCCCCAAGTTGCATTAAATTCAATAATACATTTGTCATCTTTTAAAAATGGTTGGTCTCTTGGTTTTATTATTCGTCTCGTCATTGTTTTTTTATCTTCCATGATCCCCTGCACCATTGGTGTAGAAAATAAAATCGGGTGAAATTTTGCTAATTCTTTTTTCATAATTTCTTTTTTACAGTAAACAAACTTGATTGAGTTTTATAAATTCCAAACAGCCTTGTACCTTTTAATAAAATCTTCTGGAAAATCAGTTTTAAAACCACAGTGAGGACACACAAATTGTTCTCCATTGAATTTGGTTCTTGGGTTATCACACCCGCCTTTTTTTGATCTTGAAATACTATTGCAGCAGTAAGGTGTGTATCCCTCCCTTGTCATTAAATTTTCTCTTACAATTGATGATTCCATACTTTAATTTTTAAAAAGATATTCTCTTATTTCGGGTTCAAAATCTACATGTTCATTCATCTTACTTTCTGCGATTAATCTAATTTCCCACTCATTATTTTCCAAGGCTCTTTGATACTTATTCTTAAGAGATTCTGTCATCCATTTTATATAAGATTCTCTTACGTGATAATTACTTTCAAAATCCATAAAATAATCTTTGTTGGGCGGCGTTAAATCCACCGTGACCATAAAAGAACCTCGTATGTATAATTCAAGTTTCATTAATTTATAAGCGTTGCATATAATTCAAAAAGAAGTTTTCTATAATGAACCCTTTCACTTTCAGCCGGGAATAACTCTTTTAAAAAATCTTCGTTTTCTTCTTTATAAACAGAAAACATTTTTGAATTTGTTTCCTTAGAATACTTTACGTTCGCTAATCTGTCGCAAAGTTTTACATACTTAGCCCATGCGGTTTGTCTTATGGCTGTATAATATTTATCATTTGACCTTTCTTTTCTGTTCTTTCCCTTTTCGTTAGTGACGGCATACACGATTTCAGCAACTTCACACCCAGCAACTTCTTTTATATCATTGTAAGTAAGTCTACAATCTTCTATTGTATCATGTAACCAGCAAGCATCAATAACGTTTTGGGCCAAATCGTCAGGTATGCAATCAATGTATTTTAAAGCATAGTGAGCGACCATAGAAAGGTGAACCGAGTAAGGCCTCCCATCGTATAAATGGTTAACTCTTTGGTGAGCCTCAATAGCAAAGGCTATAATTTTAGGATTCATATTTTTATTGATTTATAAATTTTAAAGTGTGTAATATCCTTGCCGCCTGTCTTAAACTTTCGTTAGTAAATCTGATTCCTGTTTCCCGGCACTCTCTGACTAAATCCATCTTAAGATCTTCTGGTAAATCTTGTAACCATTGTAATCTATTTTGTAACTATTTGTAACCAATTCTGTAACCTATTTCTCATTGATAATCAACATTGTAACCGATGTAATCAATTTTTTAAACTTTTTAACCCACCTAAGAAAAAAAGTCATATTTTTTTTTCCAGAGAAAAGTAAGAAACGCCGCAAAAACGATTTTTTTTTCAAAAAATCTCTAAACCTCAATACCGTCGTGGCTTTCAGCCGTTATCGTTTTATTTTCGCGTTTTCCTACCTTTTCTACTTTCACATAAAGCAGGTTGTTATCCTGCCTGTTTTTACTCTCAATTAATTGACAATCAAAGTTTTCCGTACCTATCTTTAAACCTTTCTTGAAACGCTTCATACTATAATCTCTTTTATCTAAACCACTTACATTCTGAAATTGGGTATACAAATCCATAAATTTGTGGTCGTTCGATGATCCGTTCTTTATATAATCTTCAAACCATGAGAAAAACTCTTCTCCAAACATGTTTTTTATTTTCTTTTTCCGGTATGAAGGTTTTTGCTTTAAATCCTGGATTCCATTTTTTAAATAAAACCGGATGCAGTAAAACATGAAGTTGTAAAACCTGTTCCATTCGTCTTTATCCCAGTCGTCAAAAAGAAGGTGGCCATATTCATCCATAGGCGTTCTATTTGGAGAAAAATAATTTGAAAACTCAATTAATCTTTGGCGGCGCTTGGCATGATTACCATCATCATTGACTGCATAGTTGGTGGTAAGGATTACCTTGGGGCTATCGTCATATTTGACATACAGCTCATCCTTATTTTTCTTTTCAATGGAAAGACCTTCGGTAATTATTGAATAGAACTTCTTGAAGTCAAAGTTTTGCTCAACGTCCTGGATGGCGATTAATTTAGTGTCAAGTGAAACACGCTGGAAGGCAAAGGTTTTATCGGCTTTAAAGTTTTTGCCGTCAACGGTTTCCACGTTGATCATCTTTTCGATAGCCTTAATAAATACCCCCTTCCCGGTGCCACCGCCTTTAGATTCATCTTCTGTTTCTTCGCCAAGAATGATGGCAAACGACTTTGCAGGATGTTTATATTTGTGAAGAAGATAGCCGATGATGGAAATAATATTTTCAAGCCTCTCGCTGTCTTCTCCCGCAACTTTACCAATAAAGTCAAGGAACTCGCAGCCGTTATCATCTTCAAGCTGTATATCTACGTTAAAATCAATCAAATCACTTTTCCAGATAACTTTATTCACCTGTCCGTGTTTCAACATCTGAACATCGGACGCTGTTATTTCAATAATGCCGTTTTTAAAAGGAATATAACAGGTGTCTTTTGTATCTCTTAAGAAATTTATTTTTAATGAAGGAAGGTATTCGTAAAGGCTGTCGGCAAAAATGTTGTTATTGCGATATAACACCTCCAAAAGTTGCTCCTTGGTATATTGCACGCCTTCAAGATTGTAGTTCTCAATATATTCCTGTGTAATCTTTTTAATCCGTTCATTGCTTGCCTCTTCAAGCCTGTTAAAGTCATTATGAACGATTTTGAATATAGTGGAAGCAGGATCATAAAAATAAAGGCCAAAACCGCGCGACTGTAAAAAAAGCATGAACCGGGTGTAAATGATTGATATTTTTTCTTTATCCGGGTCCCATGACCAAAAGCTATCGTCGTCTTTTTCTTCACTTTTTAAAACAGTATCAATAACCTCTTTTGCCTCAGATAAGGTAAGGCTGTGAGCGACGGATAATTTTGCCTGCATCTTTGATTCTTCCAGGCCTTCTTCACTCATTTTTATTACAGACTTTCTTACATCTCTGGAAATCTTTTTAAAAGGCTCACCAAACCCTTCCGACAACAATTTTTTTGCCGCCACCTTGTAATCATTGCCACACTCAAGCATAGCGTATACGGATGCGGGCCTGTAACCTTTATTTGGCTCAAATTCACTTGAAGTGGTAAAGACGCTAAAGAGGCCCATCTTTTTTGAATAGTCGCCACTGCTTTTGCTTTTCGTGTCGCCCGGGCGAAGCACCACCGTTTTATCAACCATGTCCTTCACAACACGCCATCCATGTTTTTGCAATAGCCCAATTATATCTCCCCTCTCGTTATAATCCTGGAAAGGGCTTTTATTAAACGGCCTGTTTTCAATGAAGGAATGGTTATAAACCTCCTCAACAACCGAATTAAAGCTACGGGCGGTATCAAGAATTAGCTGGCGTTCTACAGGCGTTATTTCGCATATATTTCTAATTGTGCCCTGAATATATTTATACCCTTCACTCGGCGAAGCAATCACGTATCCAGCCTCACCGCGGGTTTCAATTAATACTTTTACCTTTTCGTGTGGGTTGTCCAGGCGCTCTTTATCCGTGGTATATCTTTGGGCCAGCTTTTTATTGCCTTCAATAATCTGGCAGCGGTAAAAAATATGGTAGCCCCCACTTTTTGTTTTTGACACCACCAGCTTTTTTGCAATTTCAGGATCTGTGTCAACTATAGCCTGCATGAAATCTTCAAAAAGGTTGCCCGTAAGATCATATTTACAATCCACGTCAATTACTTCCATTTTGCCGGATACCTCGCCACAAATGGTAGCTATGCCGGCTGCCCTATCGCTGGCAAACATTGAAGAAATCTCTTCATCTGTTGCTATGCGCTCCTGGTATTTTTTCCATTGCTGTATAGACCGCTTGTTTATATCGGTAGCAATTACCGACACGCCAAGTTTTTTATACTCGATAGCAGCTTTTAATAATTTGCTCATAGGTCGTTAAATTCTTTTTCAAGCTGCTTAACAATTTTTTGAAGCTCTTTTTTTATCAGTGAGGACGCTTTTTCAGTCATTTGCTCACGATAGGGTGTGCTCATTTTTTCAATAAAGGCAAGTGTGTTCCCACTTTCATCAACTCTGGATATGACATCCTGCATTTCCAGGATTTCTTTTCTTAAACTTTGTGCCTTGTAAAATTTTTCAATTTGCATAATAAAAGGATTATATTTTGTTCAATATCTCTGTTTTGCAGCCGTACTTTTCCAGTTGGTTAATGCGGTATTTTTGCAGTTCACTAAGCCGCCCCGTTTCGGTCTTTACTTCAATACAAAAAGGACGTTCGCCTTCTTTTAGCAGTAATAAATCTGGGAACCCGTTTAGGTTGCACTGAATTATTTTTATAACCAGATACCCTTTTTTTGTATATTTTTTAATAATTTTTGCTTGCAGTTCGGACTCTTTCATTGGATTATTTTATGATGAAAAAGGAAATAACAACCTTAGTTCTTATTAATTGTAATAATTAAACCACCTACTTCTGTTCCACTTTCTTTAAAGGCTCCCGGCTCTATCTCTTCAACACTTGCATTAACTTCACTTAACCATTCTTTAAACTCGGTTTCTTTCCTGTTGTTGGAATATCGCCAGTGTTTTGATGAAATAGTAACTATACGTCCGCCTGGTTTTAAACGGTTGTACATTTCTTTGATGTGGTCTATGTCCTGGTTCTTCGAAAATGGAGGATTTGCTATGATTACATCGAACGCATTTGTATTATCAGTGTTCAAAAAATCTTCGCCGATAAATTCAACCGTATCGATTTCATTCAAAAAAGTTTGATTGACTGGCATTAACTCATAACAATAAACTCTTTTGTTCGGTATGAGATTGTTTATCGCTTTTACAAGTGCGCCTTGCCCAGCGCTTGGTTCCAAAATAGTGTGGTGGCTTTCTATTTCAGCCATCGCAATTAACTTTTCAGCCAGCGGCGCCGGTGTTGCGAAAAATTGAAATTCTTTTTTAAGATTCCTTTTTTCTCCGCTCGCAATTTGCTCGAGTAGTTTTGTTGGATCCGATGGAAACACAAACCCAAACACTTTTCCACCCTTCCATTTGCCGCCAATTAGTTCTAAAGATTTGGCAACTTCTAAATATAATTTTCTTTCAAGTTGGCCTGTAGGTAGTTTAATAATATTTCCCTGTACAGTGCAGTTTTGTAGTACTTCTTCTTTTGTCATAAAATCAGTTATTTTGTTTTTTATATTATTGGATAAAATCGGTTTCAAAAAGGCCCTTCAATAACTTCACCTCTTTCATATCTAGCAACCCTTGTTCTATAGTCGTAGTAGAAATATTTTTTAACGTTGTCGCCCTTTTGCATCACATTTATATTGTCGATATGATAACCTATGTCATTGTGAATCCGGTCAATCGTAAAAGATGTGGAAGACCTGCCAGCGAAACCTATGTATTTCACTTTCCTGCACCAATCCCGAAATTGTTCAATCGTAATTGTAAAAACAATGTTCCTTCTCTTTGCACTTGCTTTTAAATTGTAAAAAGCATATCTAACAGGGTCGTTTGCGCGGCACTTTTGACTACGATGTGTTGAACACATTTTGCCTTTAGTTTTTTTGTTACAAAACTTAACCTGGCAGCGTCCCTTAACCGGATTCCTTTTTAATTCAATTTTCATTTTACTTTTCTTTCAATACATTTCAGATCAATAACCCTATCTTTTAAATACATATCGTCAATGTAAAAAGTGCGCATGTTCTCAAATGTTTTATCAACAAAGAGGCGAAGATTTTTTATGCCGCTTATATACACGTTTGGTAATTGCCTATCTTTAAAAAACTTTCCCAGCCTCGCAGCCTCATCAATTATTTCCTGCCTGTTTTTAAAAGGAAATAATGATTCAGTTATTTCCGGCTCTGCGCTCCTTAAATCCTCATCGCTTATCTCATCAATGATCACTACATCCTGATCAACTACAGCCACCTCTTTTGGCTGCAAAACGATTTTATTAAGTTTGGATAGCGAGAGCATTTTTAATAGCTTTTAATTTGATTCATTGACCTAATTCCAGTATAACCAAATACAGCAACTACAGAACTAAACGGAGCAGTAAATTTGCCTCCCTTAAACCTTATACGCCTTTCAATAAACCTTAATTCAGACTTCCCTACAATCCAACTATGCCACCATTTTGCAGATGTAGAAACAGGTAATAGCGCAACAACTGTTGTATTATCTTTTTGGCTTTCCAAGAAGCATTTTTCAACCCATAGATCTATATTATTACGGCTGTACGGTGGATTAACGAAACAAGATTCGCTTTCCCATGATTTAATCAAACCGTTTTCTTTAGGAGTGTAATATTTTTTACATTTTGCAGTATGTTTTTCACAGCACGGATCAAGAGTAAAATTAAATTCCGCGTCAAGTGATTTAAAAATATTCAACGGTGTTTCCCAAAGATCTTTATTATCAACTCCTTTACTTTTTGCCAGTTGTTTATTCACAATCATTGCAGTTTTTTAAATATATTTTTATAAAAGCTCGGCCTTTACTTTATCGGTTTTAATTCCAAAATCTTTTTTAAACCATCGCAGCGTATAATCCTGCTTTGCGATCACTCTTTCATATACTTTTTCTTCGATTCCTCTTTCAGAAAATATCCAATACAGCATGCATTCCTCCTCTCTGTCTTTTGACTGTATGCGGGCCTTTGCCTGTTGGTAGCTTACAGAAGAAAAGTCAATGTTGTACATCACAAGTGCGTCTGCCGTGGATAGATTTATACCTTCGCGACCACTTTGGATTTGAGAACAAAATATTTTATCTCGTCTTTCGTTGAACTCTTCAGGCGAAAGCGTTATCTTATCACCAAAGGTTTTTAACAGCGCCGAAAACTCTGCTTTGAATTTGTAGAAGATGGCAATCTTTTTCCCTTTAAAATAAGTCTTTATGAAGTCAGCTTTATAAGTGTCAAAAATTATCGGTGTGCAACTTTCTGTAATTACCGTTCCTGAATATATTTGATGCAGCTTTTGCATCAACTTTACTTCTGTATCTGCAATTATCTCCTGTCCATCTTTTCCAATATGAACCCGCGTTTTTTTTATTTTATCTGCAAGGGCGTAGGTGCTGTTTTTCATCTCAACTTTTAAGACCTGCTCTTTTACAGCCTGCGTAAATCCTGCATCTTTTTGAGTGTAAGACAGAAATAAGTGTTTTATTTTCTCATTGATCATTTGCTCGTTTGCGTGACTGTAATCATTTAACTGGCGGTTAAAAACATACTTTGTTTTCTTATGCACATAGCCCGCATTTGCCCACGAATAAAAGTTTTTGTGATCAGCAAAAGGAGAAAAAGAAGATATATACAGTTGATGAAAAATTTGAGAAAAAGATTCGGGCGTAGGCGTGCCGGAAAGAAATATCACAGGTAACCCTTGCGCAATATTTTTCAACAATTTTGTTCTTTCTGCAATCACAGGAAATTGCCCTAAACAATGCGCTTCGTCGCAGATTATTAAATCAAAATCTTCTTCCTGAAAGTTTTGCAGTTGCTCATAATTGGTAACTACGATTTGAAAAGAAGGTTTAAAATCCTGGTAGTCATTCTTAATTGATCTGATTGCCTTTTTTTTGGTAAGAAAAATTACTTTTTTCGCGCCATAAAGTTGTGCAGCATGAAAAGAGGTAATTGTCTTGCCTGTTCTTACCTCCATCGACAGGTACGCAATCTTATATTCTTTTAAAAGTACAGCCGCCGAAACAGCTATACTTAATTGGTAGTCTCTTAGTGTCATGTGTAAATTTTAAAAAGGCATTTCGTCTTCTGTTTCCTCACCGGCCACTGCAGGTTCAGGGGTAGCTGTTTTTGAAAGTTTTGGAAGAATGTCAGCCACCACCATTTTTTCAAGAAAGTCCATCATGGATGAATCATCATAAACAAGTTTGCCTTTAATCTTTACCTGGCTTAGTTGAGGTAATCCGTTTGGATTTTCTTTTGTGTAAAAATGTTTAAGGGCTTTTCCATTTTGAGAAATAAAGAGAGTTGCCTTTTTCTTTTCTCCCTCAATGGTTAATTTTGGAATAAAAACCACTTTTTCTGATAGATTAACATTTGGGAGTGTCTTAAGAAAAGCGGCTGCATATCCGCCTGAATAATTCATTTGAAGCGCTTGCATACCTGCATCATCTTTTAATGTAATAACCCACTGTTTTCCGTAGGTTGTTTCGCGGGTTTTTATTTCGGTTATGATTCCATCTATATAATCATAGAATTCTTCATTAACCGTTTTTCCGTTTGCATTTACCCGGGAAACACTTGCGGTAGTAGGTTGTTGAAACTGGCGGCATATCTTCCCATTAGAGATAGAATAAAAGGCCGCATTACTGTTGTTACCTGTTGCCATTGTTTTTTAATTTTTAATTGTTATGAAATCGTTGTTGTTTTTAATTCTGTTTTTAATCTTTTTAAAAGAAAGCCCGGTATCTTTTGACGCCTCTGTTATTGTTGCGTAAAACTTTTTTGTTTGATTTTCTGAATACAGATATAGCTGAATGATGATTTGCGCCACATATAGGTTTAGTTAATCCTGTTTGCAAAGCATGTTTGATATTCTGTTGTCTTGTGCACCACTCTAATTGCGATGCCCTGTTATCAGATTTTATACCTTTGGTGTGATTAACTTCTGTGTAATTATTTGGATTAGGAACAAAAAGTTTTGCAATAATTCTATGAACTCGAAACATTTGCCTTTTACCGTTTCTGTATAAGTAAACAATCTTATACCCCTTACCATTATCCAAAAGTTTTAGTTTCCCATATTTTTGGTTAAGACTTAAAATATCGCCTTTATCTGATGCGAGATAAACGCCATTGTAACCCGGTATGTTTTTATATAGCGCCATTGAGTTTTAATCTGTGTTTCAGTTGATAAGACAATTGCCGTGGCATAGCGCCTTCGTTCTCCGCTTTCCATAATTGAAAAGTGGCCAAGAAAAGCTGCCATTCTTTATCCAGGTTATCTTTAATAATTAACTGCCAGCCTTTTCCCTGAAAGGTTCCCACTTTGCCGTCAGTTTTTGTTTTTGCATTAAGCCAAAGGATTGCTGTTTTATGAATTGGGTTATAGCCGTATTCTCCGGTCAAAAGTTTTTCATACGCTGCCAGTTGAAGCCAATATGATGGCCATATTGAGCCGCTTGTTTTGATGTCGATCAAATATTTTTCACCATTCATTTCTATTACCCTGTCAAGCGTTCCTGCGAAGCCTAATTTTGCAGAAGCAAGCGATAGTTCTGAATGA